GTGCTGGCTGATAACACGCCATATACGCTAGTGGGGTTGGTGGTTGTCGCGACTGGTGTGGGACAAAAGGTGCGGTTCGAGCCTTTGGCGGCAGGTACGGCCACACTGAGAGCGCCCTACACGGGGCGGTACGACATCTCGCTCGTCAAGACGGGCGATACACAGCCAATGGCTATCGGGAAGGGCGGGCAGCTCGTCGTGCGGGCCAAACCAGGCTAGGACGGCGTGGCTGTGGGCAATAAGAAGTAGAGGTACACAAAAGGAGTATGAAATGGCTAATGGGACTAACGGCAACAAGAATGGAATGAACACTATCGTGCTATCGGTTACGGGGATTGTGGTGTTCTTCGCAGCGGCTGCGGTAGCAATTGCCATATGGGACAGTAAGGATGCTGTGCTTATTATCCCGATCCTTTTTGCGGCGTTGGGGCTAATCGTTCCACAATTCTTCACCCAACTCGCAGCGTTGGAAGCCGCGAGAAAGGCGGGGCAGGCTTCCGACCACGCGATTGAGGCGACGGCGCAAGCGACCGAAGCAACGGTGAAGGTGGCGGAAATAAAGAAGCAGATTGATGGGCGCATGACCGAGATGGTAGACCTGACGCGGAGTGACTCTGAGCAGAGAGGGAAACTTGCTCAGATGGCTATCCAGCAAGGAAGGGATGACGCGCTTGCGGCATCATCTGATACGCAAACGGTAACGACTGTAACCACTTCCTCACCCGTCGCCCCTCCGCCAGAACATGAAGTGCATGAACACGTTGCGTTTTCAAGCGACACAGGAACTGGCGGGTCCGAGGCTGGTGAAGGGAAAACAAGATGAACCCGTTCGTCCTGCTCAGTCTAATCGTGGCCTTACTGCCAACGCCAACGCCACTGCCCATGTCTACTCAGGGCTACACAATACATCGGGCGCTCTATTATTCGGACGGCCTCATGCAGAGAGTGATAGAGGTGCGCTTGAGGCAAGGGCTAATCACGCAGGACGATCTACGGGGCGTTGTGGGGTACTACTCAGCACCCTATTGCGCCACTATCGGGCATAGGGCACTCGTGTCCCTCTACGACCCTGTGGAACGCGCGTGGATGAAGCCTGTGAGGATGCTGCAGGTGGATTGCAGCCAGAGCGTTGATCGCCAACGCCACGAGGCAGAAAAGCTAATCGAAGTGGGATACGAAACAGCAGTAGCGGCGCATTTCGTGGGAGAAGGCCGGACACAAGCGCGAGCATGGGAGGAGAAATAAGGTGACAGTTCCGATAAAAGACATAGGAATAGAACTTGGGGTCGGGCCGGAGATACCGTTCAAGACGCACCCGTGTATTTGCGTAAAGCGACACTGCCCGACGCCTGTAATATGTGAACTTCACCACATATTTCCGAAACAATATCAAAACAGGATATGGGGAGCCGTGCTGGACAATCGCACACAAGCCCTATGCTCTAATGCGCACGAAAACGTTCACAGCGCGATTGAGGCTATGCTAGCCAGCAAACCAATATTGAGGTCGGTCAACAAGTACCAGAGGAGCGTGGCTGCGTTGGGTGTACAGAGAATAACAGACGCGCAGAACGGAGGGCCAAAGCCATGAGCAAATCGAGACCTAACATCATAGACGTGAGAGCGAAGCTGCCGCATACCGCACAACTGGCCACCATGTTCCGCGCGCTTGCGCACGTCTTCTATATCTTCGTGCATTACAGTGCCGATCGGCTCGCGGCCTCGGCCACAGAGGAGCAGGAGATCGCGCACCTGGTGGCCGACGCGAACTTCCACATCAACAAGGTTTGGGGCACCGACAGCCAGGGCAACCCCATCTACGGGTACGCCCTTATGTACACCTACGCCATCTTCCAGAGCGGGCGGATCTACCAGTGTAACGACGAGGACCGGCTGTTGTGGAACACCACCAACGGCAACCCCTATGGCCTCGCGGTGGTGCACGTGCTGGGCGACGGGGAGCAGCCCACGGCGGAGATGCTGGCCAGCTCGACCGCTATGCTGGACTGGCTCACGTCGAGGTACGACATTCCGGCTAAGGCTGAGCACGTCTTCGGACATGGAGAGTGCGGCGAGATCTACGGCGGCGGGCCGGACTTCGGCAACAACACCCCCTGCCCGGGCAAGATGCTGGACTTCACCCAGCTCTACAGAAAGGGCGCGGTGCTGCCGGATCCCCAGCCCAACAACCGGTTCTTCAAGGAAACAGGGCAGTACATCTCCAACGCCTTCAAGGGCGCGTGGGAGAGGCTTGAGCAGATCCCGCTCGACGGGAGCAACATGGCCATGTTGCACGTGGGCTATCCAATCACGCCGGAAATGCAGGAGACGCTGGGAAGTTGGACCGGCACCACACAATACTTTGAACGCGCACGAATGGAATATCACACCGAGTTGGGCACGCCCGTAGTCATGTGGGGACTGGTGGGCGCTGAGTTACAGGCTTACAAGGCGGATGCCGGGCATACATGCGATTGCGCGGCGAAGTAGCTCTACAGGATCGGCCAATAACCACTACCAATAGTAAATACCAATAGGAGGCAAGAGAAGACAATGGGACTAATTCAACAACTAGCAAATCCGGACCCCTCGACGTTCTTAGGGCTGCTGGCATGGCTGGCAACCGAAGCGGGCTGGTCAGCAGCTACCGCGTTCATCATCGGGCTGGTCATCTGGGGCTGGCAGAGATGGAAGCACGTCGAGCTGGGTGACTTCGCGAAGACGGTGCTGGCCTATTCCCTGCCGTTCGTGATCATCATCGGTGTGTACGCAATACAGGCCACGCTCGGGGCCGCGGCCTGGGACTGGGAGACACTGTACGAAAAAGTCTTTGCTGCTCTACAGGTGCTGATCGGCAGTCAATTCCTCTACCTGAAGGTGTGGAAACCTCTGATGGGCTAAACAAGTGCCAACGGTTGCCAGATGGCTAAATATCAATCAATTGATATTTCACGTGAAATATGGAGGCTGAAATGAACACAACCAATTCAACGACTTTACCGCCCGGCCAGCACGCCTGGCAGATACCGATCATCATCTCTATCTTGCATATCACGTCGCGCGCTGAGCTCGTGGCGCGATACGACAAGGGCATACAACCCAAAGACCTCACGCCAATTAACGGCATAGGCCCCCAGCGCGCGCGGCTTCTGGTGTGGCTGCTATCGCTTGATGCGGCAACCTGGATCGCGTTGACCGGAATGGCGGCGTGATGGACAAGCTGACCGCCGCAATGAGCAAAACCAAACTCCCGCACAAAGGCCAGCTGGGCATGCGGCACATGCTGGAAGTGGCCTGGCAGGAGCCTGTGAAGATATGCGTTCACCACAGGCTCTACCTGGTAGGGACCGAGATCGTGCTGTATCGCAGCGGCGATCCTCGGCTCTACCTGGTGGGCATAGCGGACGGCGAGTTTGACCGGCACGTGGGATCTGTCCGTCAGGTTGCTGATGGCTGGGTCACGTTCGGCGCGTTCTCATTGCAGGCGTGGCCCTCGATGGAACGGGCCGCGGTCGCGCTCGCGTCGGCTTACCTGGGACGCGTGGCGGTGGCTATCGAGGCTGAGGGCAAGCTGCGGGCGGCATAGTTCGTATTTCACGTGGAATAAGGGGTGTTTTGGTGCAAAAGAAATCGGGTACGTGGTGTCTTTTCTTCCCTGACGAAATGGCCGAACAGGACCACAACAATCGTGCTGTAAGCGGCATCCATCGCGTGCAGTTGTTCCTGGGGGTCGGTTACAACCGGCGGGAGCAGTTGCACCGGCTGGCTGCTGAGGGCGTGTCGGTCATATTCCGCATCGAGGAGCCGTCGCGGGGCAACCAGCAAGATGTGAACGGCTCGTACTACACGGCAGACGGTCGCGCGCGGATCGCCCGGCAACTCAGCGAGATCCGGCAGGATGTGCCGGGGTTGGTGGTCGAGGCTGCAATAGCGGGGAATGAGCCGGAGATAGAGTACGACCTGACGCGGGGCGATGGGCACGAATGGGGGAACGCACCGGAGGCCAACTTCCCGCAGGGGCGCTTGTGGCTGCACCAGTACGCGGTCGGCGAGATGCGCAAACTGCTCACACCGATGGGCATCGTGACGGTCGCGCCTGGCTGGTCGCACCGAAGGCTGACCCCGAGGGACGCGCCGGAGCCTGGCCGGCAGAGTTGGGCAAGAGCGTGCGGCGAGGTGTACAACGGCGGGCCTGCCGGTATGCACGCTTACTGCCACAGCTATACCAGTCCCGAAGACGAGAACCGCCTCCTGTGGCGCGTGGGGATTGAATTGGAGCGCATACAAGGGGAGGCGTGGATAAACGAGATCTCGGTCAAGTCAATGGTGCTCACAGACGTGCAGAGGATGCTGGCCGTCATGCGGATGTATGACCTACTGGCCGCTCAGCCGTGGTCAGGGCCTATCAAGAGCTTCTGCCCGTTCGTGAGCAATGGCCGGGTGGATCAAAGTTGGTCGAACATGATTATGCGCGATCCGCAATGTTACGTGGAGCTGGGGGCCTGGCTGGCTTCGTAGGTGCGCCAAGTATATTAGCGTACCCCTCTAATCGTCCAGTTCGCCGAACCCCAACTGCTGGCCCTGCGCCTTGACACGCTGCGCTTCCTTGAATGTGCCGAACGCGGGCGGCATCTTGACCTCGGCACCACGGAGCAGGTCGGCGATGGAGAGGATTTGGATGCGCGGGTAGTCTTTCCCCCAGCCCTCGGACGTGTAGTAGCCGGTGCTGACTGCCTCCCTGCTCATCTCGCTGGTGAAGGCTTCGAGGGTGATGAAGACGCCCATAGCTGCGCCCTCTCGCTCGACTGTGCCCCGGAGGTCGCGCACATCGCCTGACTTGACGTGCCCGCTCTTGACCTGCACCAGCACGCGCCTGGGCTTGCCCGTGTTGTCGTCGAAGAAGTTGATCACGCCGTCTATGCCACGGTCAGACCCCTTCTTGCCCTCTTTGCTCCCCTCCTGGCCGCCCAGGGGCTTGGCGTGCACGAGTGAGAGCGCCCACCACTGGAACTGGTAGCGGTCATCCTGCGCAAGCTGACGAGCTGCACCGATGTCTGGCGGCTCACCCACCACCTTGAACGTAATGCCGGGGTACATCGCCACCAGACGGTATTTGAGGAGGGCGATGGAGAGATGGGTGATGTCTATGCCTATCCAGCGCCTGCCGAGCTTCTGAGCGGCGGCTACGGTCGTTCCGCACCCGGCGAAGGGGTCGAGCACGACGTCGCCGGGGTTGCTGCTCGCCTCGATGATGCGCTCCAGGAGGGCGAGAGGTTTTTGGGTGGGGTAGCCGAGTCGTTCCTTCGCTGATGCATTGATGATTGGTATCTCCCATACGTCACCCAAACGACGGCCTTCTGACAGATAAACCTTATACGCTTCCTGACCCCGTCGCTTCTGCCAACGATACCAACGACCATCTTCATCTTGCTTATAGTGAGAGTCAGCAACGCCCGATTTCTCACCATATTCTTCTCTAATGTCATTGAAAGTAACCTGCTGACCTTTGCCGTAAAGTAGGATGTCGTCATGGAGACGCTGAAACCTATTGCTGCTCGCTGTGTACCTTTTATAGCTCCAAATGATTTCATTCCTAAAGTTCATCGGCTCAAATAACGCGTCCAACATTATCTTCAGGTAGTGGCTTGCCGTGGGATCGCAGTGGAGGTACAGGCTCCCCGTAGGCTTTAGGACGCGGTGAAGCTCGACCAGGCGGGCGGCCATCATCACGAGGTAGGCCATCATCTGATTAGTGCCTACGAAGTCTCGCAGGGCGGCTATCATCTTTGACACGCGGTCGGGCGCGCCGGTCACGAGGTCGTGGTAGGTGCGCTCGGCGTCTTCTCCCCAGTGCCAGGTGTCCTCGAAGGCTGTGATCTGCGCCTCCGACTCGGTGCCCCTCTCGTCGCGGAAGAGGACGTTGTAGTTGCGGTTCGAGTTGAAGGGCGGGTCGAGATATACGAGGTCTACAGACTCGGTGCGTATATGCTCTTTCAGGATAGGCAGGTTGTCGCCGTAGTATAGGGTATTGGCTACTTGTGCGGGTTCTTGTTCCGGCATGGCGTGGGGGCCTCCTGGTGCAGTGCAATAGCGAAGAATGACCGGCTCTATGTGGGCCGGTGCGGTGGTCTTCATTTTACGCTCTGGCGGGCCGGCTGGCAAGGCGGGCTTTTTGCTGCCCAAAACAGGCACGGCAAGCAAACGAATATCGGATATTCGTGCCTAAAACCCTTGCAATCTTGATAAAAGTATGATATACTTATAAGGTAGAAACAATAAGAAAAGCGGACGGTTTAGTTCTTGAGGCCACACCGTCCGCACACAACCCCGGTAAAGGAGATTGCAATGAAGATTATATCAAGAGAATCAACGAAAAGCAAGGCGGTTGTAATTCACTGCCCTGCGTGTGGCACAGCCTTGATGCCTCCCCTCGCTCACAGTTGCGGGCGGGAATGCACGTTTGCTATAGACGGTATGGCGTACCGTTGCACCGAGCGGGCGCTAGCGCTCCTACAAGTCCAGGTCGATAGGCAGGATGCCTATTCGTTCCGAGTGTTCTTCGAGTCGGCGTTCGAGTGTGGCGAGATCGTAGAGGTACAGCGCTTTTTGATAGGCGAGAAGCTGCCGGCGTGGTTTCGAGATGAGGTCAGTTTCGCGGGGTGGCTGGACCAGAACCCGGACGTGTGCCCGGATGGGGAGCACAGTTGGTACGATTACAAGAGTTTCGAGAGCGACGGGTACGGGCTGGCGCTCATGACATCCAAACCTTGCGCGGTAGAACACGTTGACAACCTGGCGCGGTATTTCTTCGAGGGTCGGTTTGCCGGGGAGTATTACGGGACGGAGTCGCCGGATGCTGTTGACGGAATGGGGCGGCTGTTTTTCCTCAATACAGACTTCACAAAGAGTCGGCATGATGACTGGACAGATTACATCAACGAATTGTGGCCTCTTCTAAAAGAGGGATCGCCCGTCCGTAAAACCAATCGCATGGGCATCGGCACGGCGGGTACGCGGGCTGTGGTAGGACTGGGATGCGATCTCTGGGTCGCGTTTAGATAGCAGTAGCAGGGCGCGGCCCCCGCGACCGCGCCCCACATCCATAGGAGAAAGACGATGATACACAAGATACGGCGGTTTAGTGTGAAGCCGGCCACGCTGGAAGAGATCAAGGCGGACTTCGAGCGTACGGCTTCCTGGGTGGCTTGCAACAGCTACAGGGTCGAACACGAGGGGACGACGTACCTGCTGCTCAACGATGCGTTCGATGGCAGCGGGTCGGAGCTGGCGATTTGCAGGGTGCTGGCCGGGGGCGAGGGCCTATACATGGTCGAGCAGTTGGAGTCGTTGACGATATGCTGGGTCGAGCCGGAGCGCATACCGGCCGCCATAGTCAAGTGCATAGAGCATCCGGTGTGGGTCAGCACGCCGTTCGTGGTCAAGTGCGATGATTGGCAGGATCACCACTGCCGGCTGTGTGCTTAGACAAAAGCCAGGGCGCGGCCACCACGATCGCGCCCAACTCGAAAGGGGGGGCAATGGCAAGTATTACGGAACGCCGCACCCTCCAGGTGGAGGATCAACCGAGGATCAAATGCCAGGGGTACCAATAGGGCGTCATTTGCGAAGCGCGCGCTGTGGTTTGCAATAGTGTGCGTTGGAACGCCGGCGGGGTGAAGGGCATCTCCTTCTACTATTTCTGCGAAGAGTGCGAGGCGGCCCATGAGCGTATAATAGAGGGGAGAAAAGGGGGGCCGCAAATTGACGAAGACTATCAACATTAGACACGGAGGCAAGCGACCCGGCGCTGGCCGGAAGAGCGCGGAAGAAACGGGTGTGCCTCGGATGACAAAGCACACGCTCACCATGACAGCCGAGGACGCCGACCAGCTCCGCGAGCTAGGCGGCGGCTACTTGTCGCGTGGTGTACGTGAGGCTCTGCGGCGGCTGAACGAGTATGCGGCTCGTTGATGTATCTGGCAACCGTTGACGACAGTGCCGGATGACAGCATCTTGACAGCGTAGCCCTCTGTTCCTCGGTTAATTAGCCCGGCCTTTGGAGGGGCTGCACCCCCAAATAGTGCAACTCCCATGCACCAGGCTTAGTTAAGTTGCCCTCGAAGGAATCGTCGCGTAATATAGTAGAATGTACCCTAACTGAATAGCGCTCCACTGCTGGGCGCTATTTTTGTGCCTGATTTCGGCCTCTCTGGGGTGGGTGGGTAGGTTTGGAACAACGAATTGACAGCGACCTGACAGCAACACGCCCCTAAATTATGTTTTCGTCGGTCAGGATCGCGTCCATTGCCTCGGCCATTTCTCGGCGCTGCTCATCGTAAACGTGACCGTAGATGTCGAGCGTAGTGGCGATGTTGGTGTGGCCTATAGCCTCGGAGATCACTTTGATGTCCACCTTTTGCCTGATCATGAGCGAGACGGCGGTGTGACGCAGACCGTGGATGTGCAACGACTCGATGCCCGCTCGCTTCACAGCCTTGTCGAGGTGGTAGCGGAACATGTTGGTGGACATGGGCGCGCCCCGGATATTGGTGAACACATAGTTCTGCCCCCGCCATTTGGCGCCCAGTCTTAGGCGCTCTTGCTGCTGGCGGGCACGGTGCGTCCGGAGCGACTGGCGGGTGACGCTGGGTAGGCCCTGGTGTCTCTGCGAGGCCCTGGTCTTCGGGTTTTCGATTATGTCGGCGCCTCTGACGGGATAGCGGGTGTGCTGAATATGAACGATGCCCTTGTCGAGGTCTACGTCGTCCCAGGTGAGGCCCAGCACCTCGCCACGACGCAAGCCCAGGGAGAGGCACAAGACGAACAGGGCTTCGAGGCGGTCGCCCTTTACGGCCCGCAGGAGCGCGCGGGACTCAACTGGGGTAAGGTGTCGGGCCTTGTGGGTATCGCTCCTGGGCATATCGGCCAGGGTAGCGACGTTGCGAATTACGAGGTCGGATTTGACTGCATGGTTGAGAGCAGCCCTGAGCACGGCGTAAACGTTGCGTATTGACTGGCTCGACAGGTGGTGTGCCGTATGGAGTTCGGCAAGCCAATTCTCTATGTGGGGCAGGGTAAGCTCGCGTAGGCGGAGGTGGCCCAGGAGGGGGACGATGTGGTTGGTGATAACGACTTCATAATTTCGATGTGTGATGGCGCGGCGATTCCGGCGCACTACGTTTTCGAGCCAGTAGTCCATCCACTCGTCGAGCGTCCAGTTTTGCGAGGAGAGGTTGGCCTGCCGGGGGAGGGTTGCCAGGTACGCAGCGCGTTTCTCGCGGGCCTCCTGCGAGGTCTTGCCGTAGAAGGCTTTGCGCTCGCCATTGAGATGGGGCAGGGGCGCTGTCTGGGCGACCCAACGGGCATCCTTGCGCTGAAAGATCGTGCCTTCGCCACTGGCCCTGTGCCGACGTTTCCTGGTTCTTGGCATGGCTGTGTACCCCTACGTGATTTTACTTAAAGCGTGGCGGGTTACGCGCGTATCACGATAGGCAGGCTTTACAACGGGGTCTGCGTGGTTATCGTATATCTGATAGCGTAGGGGTAGCTCGGCGTGCGCACGCTCGCGTAGCCACCGCAGCCCTGCATGCTGTAGTATGTCGCGGCTGACAATAGAGTTCTCCGTAATGGCCGCCAGCGTAATGCAGACCGCCCACACGAATATTCCACCTAACAGGATGCTCACGGCTAGAAGCAGGTAAAGCCCTTTATAGGCATCCGTCACATTACCCAGCCCACTGAATAGATAGACGGCGCTGAATATGAGTGCACCCACCAGCACGAACCAGCCTATCACACGCAAGAAGCCGATAGCAGATTGTACTATTTGCATTGGTTGTTCCCTACTGCCCTATATTAGCACACTTAGTGGCGCTGGCTATTTGCTCGACCAGCGCTGCTGTTGGCGCCTGCTGAGGTTGGTTTGGTTGTTTGTACATGTGTTCCTCCCTATACGACTGTATGGCTATGGCGCGAAGGTGTCGATTGGTGGGTGTCAGTGCCACGATTATAAGCGCGGTGTAGGGTGTCGTCAATGCACAGCGCGTCGAAGTCGGCTGGTGGTGGGCTACCTAGCACCCTTACATACGTGTTCGGCGGGCGCACGTCACTCCACCCTGCCCACCAGGCCCGGGCCTGTGCGCCCTCTACTACTTCGTGCGCTGCCGCCGTGTCCATGTCTGTCAGAATGTCGGCAAGCTCCAGCCACTTGGCGGGCACTACTGCCGGATGCAGTAGCAGGTATTTGCGTGGTAGCTTCTCCATGTTCTAGCCTTCTTCAATCTCAGCGTTGTATTCAGCGTTTGCCTCGTTCAGGCGTTTATGCTGCTTTTGCCACAGACGTGTCTTTAGACGTGCGCCTTCCACCTCGATCTCCTGGGTTTCTGCTGGCATAACAATGAGCGCGATAATCCAGTCCCTTAGTAATTCAGGACTGATACCACGCTGGCGAGCGATAGTCTCGATCATGTCCTGCTCTGATACTTGAATCGCAGCTATCGCGGGCATCTCAATCCGCCCTTCCTTCAACGCTTCATATTCTACACCCAGCAGGACAGCCAACTGCGCAACTGCCAACGTGTTCCGTGGCGGCTCTGACTGGCGTTCCCAACCTGAATACGTGCTCTGCGTAATGCCCAAAGCCTGCGCCAGGGCGCCTTGCTTGAAACCGCGGAGCTTACGCCAAAATCGCAACGCCGCGCCAAAGGGGAGCACCCTATCCTCCGTAACAGCCATATATTCATTATATCTATGTGCGCTATATAGTGTAACCATTTTCGTTATTCCCTATACCAATCTCGATTTACCTATTGACAACTGCATATATATCTGATATAATGGTCATAGACAGCAGAACGAATAGAGGAAATATCGGAGTTCACAATGACGAGCACCCCAACCGAAACCACAAGCAACTGCAAGCACGGCCCTTCATGCCAACTGTTTATCTGCCGCGTACTGGCACAGCGAGAAGCGGACAAAGCAGCTGGCCTAGAGCCGAAGCCGGTCAAGCAGTTGGCAACCGACAAGTATTGGGACGCGACTTACCCGGCGTACATGAAAGCCAGGCACAACCTGGCTGGTAGGAGATAAGACAATGGCAGGGACGAAAACACGCAAACCAAGCCGCAAGGTAGCGAACCCTAATACGATCCTGATGCAGGTGTGGGTATCGCCGGAGCTTTACAGCATTGTTGATAGCGCTGCGACCCTGGCGGGGATCACCCTGGCCGAGGTGCTTCGTCGCCAAATTATGGAACTCCGCACACGTCAAGAGCGCGTCCTCAGCAGCGTCGGCTAAAACACCAATCAACAAACACATCCTTTCAAGTCCATACCAAGCAAAGGAGCCAAACATGACCGCAACAGCAACATTCCGCAAACAAGCAATGAAATCCACCCGCCCCGCTTATACGCTGGAGGCTCGCATCGAGACAGCACTTGAGCGCGCCACCCGCCGTGAGCACTATGCACAATGGGTCGGACAGAACCCTCGCACGGGCGCGCTGGTCTTCTACGTAAAGAGCACCAGCGGGATACAGCACGGCTACCACCAGTACGTTTACAAGAGCCTACTACATGGTGGCCACTCCTACGTCAAGGGCCTGTGGGCCACCTGTGAGTGTATGGCCGCCCTCAACGGCAAGCCATGCGACCACGCGGCGAAGGCATCGAGAGCAGCGGCCCGACGTATAGCTGACAGCACGAGGCGTGCTTCCATGCACAGAAGGGTTGATGCAGAGACGGGCGAGATTATATCGCTTGCCGAGTTGCCGCTTATCTGCGGGCGCTGTGGTTGCCAAAACGACCCAGACGCACAGGTATGCCAGGTATGCTCAGCAACGCCCATGTCGAGCTTTCTGAGCGCTATGGAGCTGGACCTGGAAGATTATGAGTTAGCGGCGTTAGTTGCATAGAATGACGACCTCCAACACCACTATACAGTGGTGCGGAGGCTTTTCCATCAATGGATCCATCGAAATCTGAGGCCAATGACATGGAACTGGGCAGACGGTTTTGGGACAAGGTGAACAAGACAGAGAGTTGCTGGCTTTGGACCGCTGGTAAATCCTGGAATGGCTACGGGCAGTTCAACACGAAGGAAGGCACCAAATGGGCCCCTGGTAGGGCACACCGCTTTTCGTATGAATCGGTGAACGGAGCCATCCCTGACGGGCTGGGGGTCCTTCACTTATGCGATAGCCCCGCGTGTGTGCGACCGAGCCACCTGTTTTTGGGCACGCAAGCGGACAATATGCGAGATATGGCAGAGAAAGGACGGGCGGTACGCGGCGAGGCCCATCCGAGGGCGAAACTTACTGTCGAGAAGGTGCTCGGTATACGTGCCGGGCACAAGCACGGGGCTACGGGCGCCGCGCTCGCCTCAGAATATGGGGTGAATGCGAGCTGCATAAGCAAGGTAATTGCCGGGCGACTTTGGAAGCATATACCGGCAGAGGAAACGCAATGAGCGAGATTGACGAGATGATACGGAGCCTGGAAGAGCCGACGTGGGAGAACGCGAAGCGGATCGTGGGCAATTCCCTGCGCTGGTGGGACAAGTGGTGCCCGGACGACGGGCGTATAGCTGAGGGCTTCGAGATGGTGGTGCGCTACGTTGACGAGCCGTTTCATGGCGGCCTGCTGTGGCTCGACATCACGGGCGTTGTGATACGCACACGGAAAGCGTTCGAGATGGTGCGCCGGACACTTACCACGGAGCCAAAGATGGTGACGGGCAAGGTCTCACCTTTCAACCAGGTTTGGATCGCGTACTGCGTGGCGGAGGCGGTCGTCCGGTTGCAGGTAGCGCTGGCCGGTCAGAGTGAGCACCCGGAAGTCCACGACAAAGAGGCTATTCAGTGGGCGAAGGCGGCCAACCTGGGGGCGTTCGTAACGTATCCCAACGATTGGGATTTGGACGAAGACGAAGACGAAGACGAAGAAGCGGGTGAGGTAGTAGCGGCCAGTTCGTTGGGGTAGTCATCCGGCGCTGGTAAAGACGGTCACGTCACTTCACAAAGAAAGGGGGTCAAAGAGGATGGCTTTAGGAGAGTTTCAGAGCGAGATCGCGGAAGGCGCGGCGTTGGAGGTTGTGGCGAAGCTGGTGCAGGCCGGGCGCGTGAGCAGTCCGGGCGGGGCGCTCGTTACCGACGGGGAGTACCAGGGGGTTTTGGGGGCGGCGCAGGAAGCTGTGGACAAGACCTATCACTGCGTGCTGATAGACCAGGCGTGCGGGCAGATCAGGCGGCGCGGGGTGAAGGTGGCGCTGAACCACCACCTCATTTACTCCGTGCGTGGGTACGTGGAGAGCAGGCGCGCTGTGCAAGAGGATGGGGGAGACAGCGACGACCTGGCGGCTTAGGTGGGTATGAGGAGAGGGAGCTGCGTCCATACCGCAACCCCCTCACGTGACGGCTTCGGCTGCGTTGTGAGCAAACCTGATACGTCCCGCTAAGAGTAGCACAGTTGGGACGAGCAGTACAAGTTTTCCACGGAGGACGATGCGATGAGATGGAGCGAGAAGCTGAGAAGTGAGGGGGCCAATATGCGACAGGTGCTGGAAGGCATCCGCCGCAAAGAGTGGATCACCGTGCAGGAAGCCGAGATCGTGCTCGACCTGAAAGTGGGCGCGGGCTACAGGCTGGCTAAGGGCGCGTGGAGCGCGTTCACGAAGCAGTACGAGGCCAGGGATATTCGGGTGCATCGTCCGACGCTTGAGGAGCTACCGGGAGAAGGGGAGATAAGGCTGGCACACGGCAGCACGGTGCAGATCAGCCAGTTGCGTTACCGGAAGCTCCAACGCGATGTGGAAGACCTGACAGGGGAGAAGGCGCGGCTGGAGAAGATCGTTCGGGGCCAGAAGAACGTGATCCGCAAGCTGATCGAAGCGAACGAAGAGAACCTTCTTCTCGAAGCGCAAGCATAAACGACGCAGATATGCAGGTCATAGACCTGAAAGGGGTAAGCAGGATGAAAGACAACGTGACATCAATTACAGCGCTGCAAACGGAGCAGCAGTCAGGTGGCAGTGGTCTGAGCGCGGAGCGGATAGAGCTTATCAAACGGACGATTGCGAAGGGAGCGACCGACGACGAGCTTGTGCTGTTCGTGAGCAGATGCAACCAGACGGGCCTCGATCCTTTTGCTGACCAGATATACGCCATAAAGCGGTGGGACGCGGATAGCAAGACTGAGGTGATGAAAATCCAGGTCTCGATCCACGGCTTGCGACTGGTGGCGGATCGCACCGGGGACTATGCGCCGGGGGCGGACACGCTCTTTAAGTACGACGAGGGGGGGCAACTGGTGAGCGCGACGGCGTACGTCATGAAGTGGGTTCGGGGGGAGTGGCACGAGGTAGCCTGCACAGTGATGTACTCGGAATACGTGGCGCGCAAGCGAGATGGCAGCCCGACGCATATGTGGGCCTCGAAGCCACACGTCATGCTTGGAAAGTGTGGAGAAAGCGCCGCCTTGCGCAAGGCGTTTCCGGCGGAGACGAGCGGCCTATATACGACGGAGGAGATGGAGCAGGCGGACAACCAGCAGCGCGCGGTGAGGGATGTAACGCCTCCGGCACGCAAGCGCACGTCGTCGGGCGAGCCGGTGGACGTAGTGACCGGGGAGATCGTCTTCGTCGAACCCTCGCGCCTGGTGGGCTTGGGGGGCCTGCAGCCCGAACGCGACCTGGGCATGATGGACGAATACCATGAGCACTGGAAGACGCTGCGGTCTCACGGGTGGACAACGGCGCAGCTGATCGCGCAATACAAGGCGGCGCTGGGCGGGGCATCCACCAAGTTCGCCGAGTTGAACCTGACGGACAAGATGCAGGTGGTGAAGCACCTGCGGAATATAGTCGAGAAACTAGAGGCGGAGCCATCGTCGGTGGTCGCTGAGGGTGTGGACGGGGCAAACGCCGCAGAGGTTGATTTTTAGGGCGCTATAGAGAGTGGGGGGAGTGAGATGGATGTGATACGTAATCTATCGGGGGTCGACGTGGTGCTGCTGGTGATCGCCATGCTGGCGGCATGCGGTCTGTGGATCAAGCGCGCTGACGCTCAGGCCCATCGGGGGGTTGAAGGCTTGCACGCCGCTCGCGCCGCTACCCAGGCGCGGGATAAGATCGAGCCTGCGGTACGGTCGCAAGGGGTGAGAGTAGGCGCGCCCGTACCTGTGGTGGTGGTGTGGCACGAAGGCCCGCCGGCGCCGCACCTCGATGGGGTCAAGAGCGCGCAGGCATTGACGGTGGAGCAGTGGCTGTCCTCGAACGAGTGCGAGCCGCCGGAGTGGCTGGGGTACAGGACGATCTGGCAGGCAAATAAGCAGCGGAAGAGTTCGTAGAACAGAGCCAATTATCCGCCGTCAGTCGTGCGATAGTCTGCCCGCTATCACGGCGTTGGTCGAACCCACTGGCGGCGCCAACCCCAACGAGTTATTTCACGTCAAATAGGGAGGATCGAGATGCTACCACTACCGAAGAGATGCGATCTGTGCCAGCGTGTGTTGGGCGACACAGAGAGGGAGCTGACGGTGCCCGGCACGGGAGCGCGCTTATGTAGGGCGTGCATGCTGAAATATGCCGCGCCGGGGGCCGAGATGAAGCTCATCCGCCGGGGCAGTCATTATTCAGAGGAACTGAGCGCGCCCCCAAAACCAAAGAACCCCAGCGGATATCTGCAACCGCTGATCACAGACGCTGCATTCACGGTGGAGACAGACGGCGCTGCTCGACGAGAGGAAGAAAAATGACAAACACTTTAGAACACCCGGCGGCGACTGAGGGGGGCATGGCGGTGGCGTGGATTGACCCTGCCGTGTTGAAGAACGACCCGAATAACGAGCACGGGGAGATCACGCCGGAGAGCGACGCCGACCTCGCGGGGTTGGTGGAGAGCATCCGGCAGGTGGGCATCCTGGAGCCTCTGAGGGTCTACAGGAAGCACGGCCACACATACATCAACTCAGGGCATAGGCGAGCGGCGGCGGCGCTGCTGGCGGGGCTGGGGAGCGTGCCTTGTGTGGTCGTGGAGGCCCCCGGCCAGTTGCAGGGTGAGATACAGAGGTTGGTGAGCAACATCCAGCGCAAGGACATCAACCCGGTCGCCCTAGCCGTGACGTGCAAGCGATTGAGGGAGGCGCACCCGGAGCTGACACAGGCTACGCTGGCTTCGAAGCTGGGGATGTCGCAGCCGGCGCTGGCGAACCTGCTGAGGCTGTTGAGACTGCCCGATAAGGTGCTCGACTACATCGCCGACGGGCGGCTGTCCGCGGGGCACGGCATGGCGCTCCTGAGAGTCGAGGAGCCGCCGATTGACGACTTCGGTAAGGAAACGCCGATCGCCGACTGGCAAGCCGACCAAGCGGCACAATGGGTCGGAAAAGAGTCGTCGGTGCGCGTCGCAGAGACCGACATACAGGGCATCCAGTCTGTTCAGAAGTGGTACCGTCAGCACCAAGAAGATGCGAAGAAGTATGCCCAGCAGAATGCCGAAATGGAGGCAGCGCGGGCAGGCATCCCGGTTGAGGAATTGGAGGCCAAGCGCAAGGATGAGAAGCGCGCGGGGATGGCCGAGGGCAAAGCGCGCACCAAGCGCGTGAAGGTTGTACAGGCGGCGTTGGTCGAGGCTGTGCGCGTGTATGGAGATCAAGACGTGATCGCCGGCGTATCCATGCCACTGGCCGACATGGAGCACGTGCGCATGATGGCGCTCGCGCTCAATAAGGGCTATATCATGGCCGACGTGCGCCGGGCCTGGGGACTGCCCATGCACGATGAAATGGACGCGCTCATCCTGGCCTGTGAGTACGAAAACGATCTGATGGTCTATTGCGCGCGGCTGGCGATGCCCCAGGTCTTAGAAGTGGAATACGACGGCAAGAGCGTAGGCACGACGTCGAGGGTGTATTCGGATCGTGTGGAGATATTGCGGCGCGCGGAGGAAGCCTGGGGCGTACAGAACGCGGCCACAGTGGCGCTGGCAGCACTCGACGAGGACACACTGGCTAGCCGAGCCGAGAAGGGCAACCTCTAATCATGAAGCGAACCTATAGGCTCCTCCGGGTTCTGAAGTTGGTCGCCCGCCTGATTGACTGGGCGGGTATGGCAGCGGGCTTTGTGGTGGGCGTGGCTCTTACGGCGGCAGTGTTCGCCCTGGTGGGCGCTGTTTTGTTGGTGTGTTTGTTATTTGGTGTGGACTGAAGGGAGCGAGACGGATGGATACCTATTCGATTTCAAGCAAGCGCGGCCCTAGAGTGGTACGCGGAGGAGATAGCAAGGTGTTAGCAACGAAAGAGGCAGGGGCCGGCATGAGCAAGGAAGAGCAGGACAAGTACATAGCCGATCACTACGAGAAGGAAACGCAGTTAGCCCTGTGCAGGGCAACCGGTGTGCCCACAGGGTCCATAGGTTACAGAATCTACCGGCTCAAGCGAGACGGGCTAATAGCACAGGACGCCCAGCCGCCGAGATATAGCCATAGCCTGCCCCAGGCCGGCGAGGATGGAGCGGAGGAAAAGGGGGGTGAGCAGGAGACTGCACCACCCGCGTCCATACAGGCTGCATGTCAGGTAGGGAAGCATACGAACTGGTGGACGGGAACGGACGCTGTTATCGAAGAGAAGTACCCTCACTTCTTCCTGGACGGCGCGCATGCTCCGAGCAAACACCCGGCAGAGTGGCAGGTGTGCATGGACTGCGGATATGCGGAACAGATCCGGCCAAAGTACCCATGGGACAAAGGCGTATCTGTTGTGATCATCCCCAGCACGGACGATTTCCAGTACCCCAACCGCATGATCGCCTCCGGGCATCAGCCTGCCGCCGCGCCCGGCCCCGACGTCCCACTCCCGCAGAAGATAGAAGTTACCCACGAGGAGTTGGAGGTCATCGACGAGCCGGGGAGCGAGGTAGTCGGCGATGTATTGCTTGAGAGCGATGGGGATCCCGGAGACGAGCAGCCGGTGAACTGGGTGACAGGAACGCTTCTGCCCGAGCCGTGGGCAAGTATGTACGCCCATCTACGGGCCAACGTCCCGCAGCCGCCTCTTTTCCTGGAGGCCATCATCGTTGGCCTCCAGGAAGCGCTCGAGAAGACGCGGGCAGAGCTTGACGTTGCTCGCATGACGACAAGGTACTGGAGGCTTCAGGTGGAGCTGGCAGAGGCGGAATCGGAGATAAAGGACCTGGAGGTTACGGTAGCGGATATGCGGGCAGAGATCTACGCGGTCGGCAGAGAGCTTAGTGGGTTGGCGGCATAGCATGAGCTGGCTCAAGATCGACGATCAATTCCCGAACCACCCGAAGGTGGTGAAGGCGGGGCCGCTCGCGGGGTGGCTGTTTGTGTGCGGGCTGGCCTATTGCGGCCAGTACCTGACAGATGGCTTCATCCCTATGGAGCAGATATGCAGACTGGCCGACGTTGCTAACACGCAGGAGCTTGTCAAGAAGCTGTGTCACGTGGGGTTGTGGGACAAGGTGGACGATGGCTATCAGATTGTCGGCTGGCAACCGAACTGGGTTGTAGCTGATCCAGGTACTCAAGACCTGCGCCACACGCGAGAGTACGAGAAGTTCAAGCTGGCGGTTTTGGAGCGTGATGACTATACGTGCGTGGGGTGTGGGGACAATAGCATCGAGGTGCACGTACACCACATCCGCCCGTTCGCAACTTACCCGCCGGGCCGCACAGATCCCAACAACGCTAAAACACTTTGCGTGGCGTGCCATGAAGCAGCCCACGAAAGGCGGCTGCGATGAGCTGGCCCTGGTTTAAGATTTACAACGAGTCGCGCAACGACCCCAAGTTGGAGTCTCTAACAGACGCCCAGCATCGCGTATGGTATCGCCTTATTTGCTTTTCGTCTGAGCAGACCGAGCGGGGCACTATAACCGGCTATGAAGACCTCGACCTCCTGGCCGTTGAGGTGTCGCGCGGCGACACTGACCTATTGCGCCAGACCCTTACCCGACTGGTGAAGCTTCGTATCGTAGCATGGTCTGAGGATGAGGGCAACAAGACGACATTTATCAACTTTGCCAAGCGCCAAGCACCCAAGCCATCAGATGAGCCGGAGGCTATCAGGGAGCGCGTTACACGTCACAGACAGAACAAAAGAAACGCGTTACAGCCGCCCGATGAACAGGTGAAACGCGGTGTAACGCGTTACACACCAAATGTAACGCGTATAGATGTAGATATAGAACAAGAAAGAGAATCTAATACCCAGAGAGTGGATGATCCCATAGAGGGGGAGGAGCGCGCAAGCGCGCAACCCACACCCCCTGAAAGCACATCCTCCTCCTCTTCATCGTCAGATTCTTCTCCAGCTACGTCTTTCCCGCCCATGTTCAAGATGACTGCTGAAATGGAGGCCTGGGCCTCCCGCAACCTGCCCGAGTTGGACATTGGAGAGGCCACCGAGGAATGGAAGGCCAGTATGCAGTCCAACCGGCAAAAGTATCGCTATACGGACTGGACACAAACATGGTTCGCTGCCATGCGCAAAGCAGACAAGTGGCAGAAGGAAAGGGGCGGTAGCAAGAATGGTACAACCAATGGACATCGAGAGAGCAAGCCAGCAGGAGCCGGAACAGCTAGATCTCGGCAAAATGAGGCTAGCGTTAGAGAAGAGATGGAGTGGCGCGCTGGTAGACATGCTCGCGAACATAATCTTGAAGGCAAGACGAGCGACTGATCAGCCCCTCCCCGTGGGAGTGGACAAGCTGCTCATGATCGGGGCGTGGGCCGAAGTGTTGGCAGACCTGGAGTTGGAAGAGATCGACGAATACTACCAGCGCGCATCCAGAGTGAGAACCAACGGCTATGCTGTAAATGCGCTCGACATTGTGGCCGAGAAGAACCGCAGTGAGGCGCTCGAGTACACGCAGGCCAAACTGAGCGATCAGGAGCAACGCAAGCTGCTCGGCTGGAAAAGGGTCGCCGCCGGCACGAAGGGTCTGCCCACACCCGGCACGCTCTGCGAGTACCCGGACTGCACGCTGTTATGCCTCTCTCGCTACTGCATCGTGCACGGGGAGCAGATCGGGCCGTACTTTCACTCCACACTGAAGCCGGAGTACCGGCCCAAGCTCGTGGAGGCTGAAGACGGTGAGGCCCATTGAGCGTGCCCAGCAACAAGCAGAGACACGAATCGACACAAAACGAGGAAGAGGAGGCACCCGGCTGAGCGAGAAGCTGCACTACGATGTAGCCCCGGAGTGGGCAGGCACGCCACCCAAACACCTGGTGGATGTGTACTTCATCCTGGTCGTGGGCGAGGAGGTAATCGAGGGGGTGCCGTGCAGGGCCATGACCAGGCAGGAGCGCGAGGCGTTGCTAGATCTCACTTGCGAAGAGGGGCGGGTGCTACGTTCTTACTTCCACGGGTGGATCGTCCCGTACCGCAACAACAACTAACGAGCGGCCATCGTGCCGCCAAAGGAGCAAAGCAAATGCAAGTAACGACGAGGGTAGACATAACTAAAATGACAGGCATCCAGCGTTCGCTCACCGACATTGCGCGCCAACTGAAGGAGAGCCAGAACCGGCGCTACAAGGCTAGTGCTGCCGTACTCAACCAATTGGGCGCGGACCTGGAGGACGCCGCCGGCATAACAGCAAGCAGACCCAAGGTAGTGTGCTTGTGCGGCTCGACCAGGTTCCACGAGCAGTTCGTGGAGGCTGTAGACGCATAGGCGCTTAGGCGCTATCTGGCAGAAGTTGCCACTTGAAGGGAGCAATAGAACCATGAGCGGAGTAAAGACAACCTACCACATCGACCACAAGGGCAGCGGAGACAGTTTAGTCTCGCCGGAGTTTGAGGCGGCACTGAAAGATGAGATGGAGAAGGAGGGCATCATGCCAGCAAATAGTGAAGTTGACGAGAACGGAGAGTTTAGGCAGATCGTAGAGGACTTCCTGCAAGAGGCAAACCCGGCTGCGGTCGCGGTGCGTGGTACGGACCACAAACAGGCGATCATACCGGGTGCTTTCAGGAACGCCGATCAGATTATCGCCTTGCTCGTAGAGCACATCGAGAACATGGCGGATCAGTTCGGCACAAGCGGGCTGGAAGCGGCAGCCAGCAGCTCAATCAAGGTCAAAGGCCAGTTCTTGACAAAGCGGTATGTGGCCATGAATACAGTCTTCACTGTGAAGATGGAGGCCGTACCTGCACCTCCTGAGAAAGAGTAATGGTGAAGAAATCGTTCTGGCAGTGCGAGCGGTGCGGTAGCATGCATCCCCTCAACGTGCCGGCGTACTACATGGTCATAAATAAGATCGACCTCAGCCAACCAGTGCTGGGCGTGCCGAAGCTCGTGCCGGAGGAGAGCTTCCATGCGCGTCTGTGCGAGGAGTGCATCAAGCGCGTGCAGGGTGCGATAGCGTGGGGCGATGCAGCGCTGGAAGGTGGTGGCAAGCAATGATCAAGGCCTTGTCGTTGACGCAACCGTGGGCAACTCTCCTTTCGATAGGCGCGAAGCGTTTCGAAACGCGCTCCTGGCGGACAGAGTATAGAGGCTTGGTAGCGATACACGCAGCGAAGGGGTATCCGAAGTGGGCGCGAGAGCTTACGGCCAATGACGCGCGCTTCAGGGACACCCTTATAAATGCAGGCTACTACAGCGTTCATGAACTCCCGCTCGGTGTAATACTGGCCGTGGGGGAGCTGGTGGATTGCCGTCTAGCTCATTACATCCTGAACCCACTTAGCGATGAGGAAAAAGCGTTTGGCGATTTCTCATATGGGCGCTGGGCGTGGGCATTTGAGAAAGTGCGAGTGCTGCCTGAGCCTATCCCTGTCAAGGGTACGCTTCGCCTGTGGACGCCTGCGCCTGCTCTGTCCAAGCAGCTGGTGGACTTTTACCATACAGGCTCGATGGGGTGGTTCTTCGGGCCGGGGTGGGAAGAGTGAGAGAGCATACCTTCACTATCGGCATGGATTATCCGGGCATGTCCCTGAGTAAGAACCACCTTTGGAAAGGGGGCAATCGGCGCTACGGCATGAACGATGAGGCCAAGCAGTGGAAGAGCGACCTCGCGAATAGCGTGCGCATGGTGCTGTTCATAGACGGCATCCTCTCGCCTGGCCCTCCCGTAAGCGTTCAGATTAGCGCGCGCTTCCTCGACGCCAACCATGCCGTTGACCTGCATAACCTGGCCGAGCTGGTGAACGATGCGGTCGAGGAGGGGACGGGCATCAACGATAGGCACTTCGCGTTCTCAACTCTTCAGCCTGCCTACGATGCACACCAGTTGCCGGCGGTGTGGGTGACTGTAAGCGTGAGCTATGAGGGGGTGAAAGCGTGAAAGAACTATGGTGCAGACTATTTCATCGGGCACATTGGTCCTGCTATTTCAAGGTAGATCGTAGACATCCGTGCAGGCAAAGGCAGGTATGCGCATGCCAGCGATGTGAACGTACGTGGAACAGGTGAGTGAGGCGGGCGCGTGGACAGAAACTGTAACTGCACCACGAGATTTGGAGCCTTGTACCATGTGTGGCCACGACCTGGTTCATTGGTTGCCGATATATCTGCCCGAGACATCCGCGCCTATCTGCGGGGACTGCTGGCGTGCGCGACGATCTCCGTTATGGTTCCTGGACCAGTTGGGTGTAGTGGTAGAGCTTACGCCTGATGAGGTGCTGGTACTGCAAGAGAAAGGCGAGGTCTTTGTTGGCAGCCCGACGCTCGGTCGGCGTCGGGTGCTGAAAGTGAGGGGTAAGACGTGATTGGGCTTGATTATGAGTTGTACCCAGTATGTGAGACCTGCGGCGGCAAGGGGAAGGTTCGGGTCGGTATGGATGCTTTTATGAACGTAGCATTCCTGGGGCCGTGCCCGGATTGCTACGTAGGCACGGGCGTGCCAACGCGCAAGAAGTGGTCTGCTATCATCGCGCCTGGCATTGAAGGCGAGTTTTACGCCGCGCAAGAAGAGTGGAGAGTTCGTCTTGATCAGGCCGGTGAGTATCGAATAGCACCGCCCGAGATGTGGTAAGGGGGGCAAGCGGTGAGTAACTTTGAGCGCAGGCTGAGACAATCGCCGAACTATGTGCGAGCGCGTATCGCGCCAACCGAGTACAGGCCGGTCTTCCTAAGCGGGAAGGGACCAATGCCGAGCGGGGAAGAGCCTCACCCGATTGCTCAGCTGGACCCCGCATTCTGGAGGTTTGAGGCGGAGAGGGTTACACATATCTTCCAGTTGGTAGGACTGGGTACGGGAGAAGGAGCACAGCAAGAGCATGAGTGAGCGCAAATGCACCAATTGCGGCAGGGGTGAGCCGGACGTTTGGTTTATCTCGTCTTCGGGCGGGTGGTGTATTGCCTGCATGGGGAGCATAGACCACAGGCGCATACCTAAAGCCACTAGTCGCCAACAGTATCAGCGCAGAGATCGTCTTCGGCCCAGGCGCGAGCGAGCGACGTACAAGTGCACTATATACACTCAGAGATGGAGAGAGCGAGCAGCCGGGGTGCCGGAGGATCGACTGACACCCTTGCCTGCGAGGTAGGAGGGAGAAGAGCATGTATAGCCGCCGCCGCCGCCTGCTAAGATTGCGTGTCAGCCGCTTGCAAAGACTACGAGCGGGCACATTGCGGTATGCGCGGTGGCGTGATAAATACCACCCACATCTGGCAGCCGCACAGGTGCGATTGCTGGGGGAGTTTGGAGAGGGTGTGATTGATTATGCGTGCCGCTTATGGCCTGCCCGTCGGCTGCCGGAGTGGTACATGCTGAGGGAGATGGAGGGGCAGTATAGTGCCTATAACATGCGCTTTCTGCATACCCTGCCGCGAGGTTACCGTGTGCTGAGCGGCATGCAGGGGATTGTCCAAGTCACGGGTAAAAAGGAGACATAGAAATGAGTGAGCAAGAACACTGGTCACAGTGGAACGCGAGCGGCCCTGGGACACCGGACGCTTACTGGGTGGTAGGCTACAACATGAGAATTGTGGCTACGTGTCAAAAGGCAAAGGATTGTAAGCAGATAGAGGCAGAGCATAACCGCATCCCTGTACTTGAATTGCAGCGTGACCAGGCATTAGAGGTGGCGATGGTGCTAAACGGAGCTTTGGTTGATGCGATACAGCGCCCACTCACACTGGGGGAAAAAATAGTGGCCTTAGCGCAAGGCAGGGAACTGCTAAAGTTGGCCACCGCAGCTTGGCCCATAAAAGAGGAGGCACGCGACCCGAATGCCACTACGCAAAAGGCTGAGGCTCTTGACGGCAAGTAAACCACGTGCTAATATAGTACCCATAGGCCCCGACTCCCAACTGGAGACGCAGGGGCCGGTCGAGCAGTACGCCCGTATTGCCGGTCTGCTGGCCTTACACCCTCACCTGGCCGAAGTGCTGGTGGAGGTGGCCGAGCGGCTGGCTCTCGCTGAAGAGCAGAGCTGGACAGGTCGCATACAGGTCAATCTTCAGACAGGCCACGTCCGGGGCGGGCCGCAGGTAAAACTAACTTAGCTTTACATAAATCAAAATAGTTTCTTACCGCGCAGGCGCTCACGTCACGAGCTTACCGCGCAGGCGATTACTTTCAGAGGGACGCACCACGTCCTCGAATGGTAGTCGTCTTTTTTATTGCCTAAAGAACTATGCCAAATAAAGCACCACGCAAAACAGAACTACTGGCAGGCGTGCCCGCCCTCGGTGAATCACACAAGGTGATAGTGGCCTGCAACGACTGGCTGCGCTGGGGGCCGGGTCGCGACATGAAGAAGCTGGCCGAGCAGTACCAGCGCACTCCGGGCTCGCCCACTACCAAGCACGGCACGCTCCGCACGTGGAGCGTGAAGTATGGGTGGCCGGGGAGGGCAGAGGAATACGACGGGGCCATAGAATACGAGAAGAACGCGCGGATGGCCGAGGAGCGCCGCCTGGTGATGGAGGAGGGGATCGGCCTCGACTTCAAGCGCGTTGCACGGCTGAAGGCAATCGAAGCCGACCTGTATGCCCAATATTTCTTTGAGGACGATAAGGGGGACCGCACGAAGCTGTGGCTGCCCGACGTAAAGCAGATCGGTAGTGGGGAGGATGCGGAGCGGGTAGATATTGTGCGCTTCAACGCCGCCCTGGTTGAGCAGATTCGGGGGGTGCTTTCGGATGTAGCCAGTGAGAAAGGCGAGCGTAAGCTGCGCGTAGAGAGTTCGAGCATAGCCGTCAACATCAGCGCGGAAGACCTATCGTCTGCCCAAAGCGCTCTCGACCAGTGGGAAAAGAAGCACGCACCTCTTATGCCATCCATGCCCTCGTTCGACGAACAGGAAGACCGCGAGCCGGATGAAGACGAGGACGGGGAATAAATGCCCGGCACGTTTGACCGCGTACTAGCGCCCAACCCCCAGCGTATGCTACCTATGGGGGCGCATCCATCGCGCTCGATCTCAGAAAATGGTCTAAACAAAAAGCAAGAATGGCTAAAGTGCTCAATGTCGGCTACGTATTTTGCTGACAATTATGCCAACTATTATGATGCAACTGAGAAGACGTGGTCGCCTTTTCACCTATGGCCGGCACAGATCCACGCGCTGAACTTCATCCATGCTCACCCGCTCACCGTAATACTCAAGGCCAGGCAGCTTGGTTTGTCGTGGCTAGCTCTCGCATACATCCTCTGGCTTATGCTCTTCAAGCCGGTCGCCAGCATCTCCATATTCTCACGTCGGCAGGAAGAGGCCGATTACCTGCTGGGCATGGAGCGTCTCAAAGGGATGTTCTACAGGCTGCCTATCTGGATGCAGTTCAAGGTGCTGGTGGACAACAACCGACACTGGCAACTCTCGAACGGGTCTGTTGCTCGCGCCTTTCCTACCAGCGCGGGCGACGCTTATACGACTACATTCGCCCTGGCCGACGAGTTCGACCTGGTGGAAGACCAGGGTAGTCTGATACGCGCGGTGAAGCCAACTATAGACGGCGGCGGCAAGATGCTGCTGCTATCGAAGTCGGACAAGTCGAACCCGGAGAGCGAGTTCAAGAGGATTTACCGTGCGGCCAAGCGCGGGGAGGGGCCGTGGCGGTGCCTCTTCTTGCCGTGGAACGTGAGGCCAAGCCGTACGCCCGAGTGGTACCAGGAGCAGGTGCAAGACAGTATGATTCGCACGGGCGCGCTCGATGACGTGTACGAATCATACCCCGCGAACGACGCGCAGGCCCTCTCCCCTCGCTCGCAGGACAAGCGCATCCCCGCCCCCTGGCTGCTCCGCTGCTGGGTCGACATGCCCGTGCTGACCAAGCACCATGGCCCCGCGCTCACTCAACTGGAGATCTACCGTGAGCCGGTCGAGGGCCTGTCATACCGCGTGGGCGTGGATCCAGCCGAGGGCAATCCCACATCGGACGACTCGTCGATCTCAGTGGTCGAGCAGCTCTCGGGGGAGGAAGTGGCCTCCCTCGCCGGCAAGTATGAGCCGGACGTCACAGCCGCCTACGCCGCTACCCTCTCCCTCTACTATAACCATGCGCCCGTGCTCGTTGAGCGCAACAATCACGGCGGCACGGTCATTCTCACTCTCCAGCGCGACTACCCTGACGTTATGCTGCTGTGCTATCCGGGGGACCAGAAGCCGGGCTGGGTGACTGTGCACCCGTCCAAGGTCAAGCTGTATGACGACGCGACTGTTACCTTCAGGGAGCGCGGAGCTATCCTCCACAACTTCACCACTTACACCCAGCTGACCAGCATCGAGGGCGCGACCCTCCGGGCTCCCAGGAACCAGCACGACGACAGAGCTATTTCCTTCGTGCTGGCGCTACAGGCCTGCGGGCTGGGCGGCCTGGATTACGAGCCGTCAGCACTGGGCGTCGGAGACTACGAGGACGACCTGGAACACAACTATTACGGGAACAGCACAGCGGTGGGGCTGCCAAGTCCATATGGCTACAGATAGGTACGCAAAGGGAAGGGGCTTCAAAATGAGCACAACAATCGAGCAAACAGGACCGAGCGGCACCGAGATAGTGGAGGTATATACTCCACCGGCCATAGAGGAAGCGCAGGGCGCAACGCCTATTGAGGCGCGCGCCGACCTCACCGAAGAGATCGTACCGTCGGCGCAGTGGAATGCGTGGGCGTGGGTATCGGCGGAGCGGTGGCTGCGTGCCCTCCCCTCCCCTGCGGATGAGCTGACGGCGGCCTTCGGGTCGAAGCTGTACGAAGTGGACATGGATCGCGACCCGCAGGTCTACTCAACGCAGTCTATCCTGGTAATGGCTGTGCTGGCCGAGGGGTTGCAGTTACTGGCGAGCGTGAAGCCGCCTGATACGGGCGTGGTGGATCCTGTGTACGACGCTTCAGTGAAGGCGCGCGACTTCTGCGCCTACTGCATCGAGCATCTCAACCGGCCCGCGATGGCCGTGCTGTACGAGTTGATAGACGGCATGCTCAAGATGGGGCACAAGGTGGCGGAGCAGATCTACGCCCTGCGCACCGTAACGCCGGAGGATGGGGAACAGCTGGTGCTCTCGGACCTCAAATGCCGCCCGCACGAAGCGACGGCCTTCACGGTGGACCTCTACAACACCGTGCTGGGCCTCATCTACTATAGGCCGAATGAGGGGCTGCCCGTGGTGGGAGCGGGCGCGATGGGCGAGAATGAGCTGAAGGATCGCATGATCCCGCGCTCCAAGTTCGTGATACCAACACACAAGCCTAAGAACGGCGACCCCCGCGGCACGACGCACGTGGGCAAGGTGTACGGCCCGTGGTGGGAGAAGCAGCAGATGAACGTGGCGCGGATGCAGTTCATGTCCCGCTTTGCTCAGGGCATCCTGTATGAGACCCTGCCCCCCGACGCCAATGCAACCGTACAGGACTCGAAAACCGGCGTCGTAAGTGGCATGCTCGCGAAGAACACCAATGCCCTGTCCCAACTGCGGGCAGGTGGCGTCAAGACGGCTCGCTACGGAAGCACGCTTTCCCTGGTCGAGTCGGCGCACGAGGGGGGCGTCTATTTCGAGGAGCACAAGGCGATGAACGACGACATCGCGAAGGGCCTCTTGATGCAAACGCTGACCACGGAAGAGGGCAAGCACATGGCGAGGGCGGCCTCCCAGACCCACCAGGACGTGTTCGGCATCCTGATAGCCTACCTGCGCGGGATAATAGAATGGACCTTGAGAGAAGAGGTGTTCGGCCCCCTGGTGCGATACAACTTCGGAGAGGACGCAATGCACCTCGTGCCGCTTGTGTCGCTGGGAGACACAGAGGCGCAGGATCAGGCCGCGATGATGGCGGCTGTGGCACGGCTGACGGCGGCGGGCTATTTCGCCCAGGATCAGTTCGGTGCCATGGACGAGATGATGGGCGTGCCCGTGCGCGACCCGGAGGCCTGGGCAGGGGAGCTGGCCGACCGCAAGCAGGCGAAGGCGGATGCTGCTAAAGCGATAGCCGCGCAGGGTCAGCCCACTCCCACCGAGAGCAACGCGGACCAGAACCCGGACGCCAACGAGGGAGACGCCGGCAACGGCGATACTCAGAGCGGCGATAACTCGGATGGCTCGGACCAGCAGCAGGGGGCATAGCAGGGCGATGGTGATGACCATGAGTGATCAGAGGCCAGCACAAACGGACCAGCGCCCGAAGTCCGAGTACGACCGTCTCGAGTACGAGCGCTGCGAGGTGTGCGGCGCGCCCATCACGCGGGGTACGATGCCCAAAGGGCCCTACGAGAACCCTGTGTTCATCCAGTGCCACAACAAGCAGAACGGTGAGAGGTGCGGCCATCGCAACCGTTTTCCGAGACACTGACTACTCGGCAAAAGCAGAATATTCGTGTTATACTAAAAGAGGAAAACCCCGCGCAGTTCGATCTGCCGGGGGTTGATCAGCCGTCTTGAAAGGAGACCACTGACGTGAGAAGTATACCACACCTTCTATTAGATCAAGAGGCGTTATCAGGTAAGCGCGTATGCAAGAAGTGCCAGACGGAAAAGCTCCTAACCGAGTTTCCTGTGCACAAACCGTCAAGGCTTGCGCGCATGCTTATCTGTAAGCAATGCCACAATAATACCCAAACGAGCCGCCGAAATAATGACCGCGCCTACAATCAAAGGATGCGCGAACACGAGAAGCAGCGGCGTCGCTCACTAGGTATTGGGCCACGCAGACCGAAAGACCCCATCAATTCAAGCGCTGAACATCGATCCTGGGTCTGCATGAAAGTTCGCTGCAATAGCCCCAGTGCTGGTAACTATTCCTATTATGGCGCTAGAGGCATCCGTGTCTGCGAGCGCTGGCTTGAAAGCTTTCACAACTTCCTTGAAGATATGGGGCCAAAGTCCAGCCCTCAGCACTCAATAGATAGGATCGACCCCGACGGTAACTATACGCCTGAGAATTGCCGCTGGGCGACCAAACGCATGCAAGCTCTAAATAGACGCAAACATACCCCTTGACTTTTGCACCCTCCTATGTTAGTCTATGTGTATAAGTGTGAGGCCGAAACCTTGCTCTCCCAAAAGCAACCGTGTATGCGAGTAGGGTGAAGGCGACAGAACCGTGTGTTTGTTGCTGATGGGCACTTAGTAAGCCTCTCATAACCTAATATATCGTGCCGGTTTATCTGGCCTTCTGAGTACCGCTTCATGTGGTCTTCTTCGGAAGGCCTTTTTTGTTGCCCAAAACCTATGAACAAAGAAATCAGAACAAACGAGCCAAACGAGCGGGACGCTAAAGCTAAAGCATCTGGCAAGCGTTTACAGCGCCGCCCATCCAAGCGCTATGTCGAGGTTAGCTTTACGGTGCCTGCCGACATTACGGCCTTGGAAGAGTCGCTAAAGCAAGCGACCCAGGCCATCAAAGTGGTAGTTGGCAACATGATGCGCATCAAGAGCGAGGAGCTATAACCCATGCCGATTACAGGACTTGATCCTCAGAAATGTGCTCAGAGGAATCGACTGGATGCTCTCAAGTACGGCGTGAATGCCGCGGCTATCCACCTCGCCAAGCAGATGCCGGCCTATGGAGAGCCGGGCGGTCCCGATCATGTGCGCGGGCACTTGCCCAAGTCAGACCAGGATGCGCTCGCCATGATCAATGCGGGCCTGCCGCCCAACGCTACGCCGCTGACGCTTGAGCAGATCTACATCGTGCCCCTCGAAGCCGCCAACTCCAGCTACATCGAAGACCGCTCGATGTTCTTGCACACCTCGACCCTGAAGAACATCCAGGTGATGGCCGCCAACCGGTTCGCCTTCATGAACTCGCACCGCACGGGTTCTCTCTCCACCCCCTCCGAACTTCCCTTCGGGGTCGTGTTCGCCGGCAGGTTTGAGCGCTACCCTGCCCAGGACGGCAGCCCTGCCCCCTATGAGCGCGTGATGCTCCAGATGTACATGCTCCGGGGGGTATACCCCAACGGGCAGTCGGGGCCGTCCACTGACACGCTCTACAAGAGCATCCAGGCGGGGACGCTGTTCGACGTGTCGATGGGGCTCTATGGCGGCTATTGCCTGTGCGACATTTGCGGCGCGGACTTCGACTCCTCCGATTGCCCGCACTACGCCGGGACGACATTCGGCATGAGCCAGGAGCAGCAGGACGCGCAGAAAGCGCGCGGGGTACCAGACGGCACAGCCACCTACACCTTGTACGACGGCAAGCCGGCAGAGGTGTCGGGGGTGTATGACGGCGCGGTGCCGGGGGCCGGATTCTCTAAGGCTGTGCAGGCCGCACGCCATCACAAGCTGCCGCCGGGCGCGCTGGCTCAGGCCAGAAGCTCGTATTCGCGGCTGGCGAACAAAGGAGACTTTGCAATGTACGACGACATTATTGAGCAGCACGCAGACAGCTTCGCCGACAAAGTTGTGCAGAAGTTCCGTCAGGTGTTTTCCGTGGTGCCCCCGGAGGAGGGGGAAGGGGAGCGCGACATCGAAGACGAGGAAGAGCTAATCGAAGGGGAAGACGAAGAGGGGAGCGTGGAGGAAGGAGAGGCTGCGGAGGCGGATGGCGACCAGGCTCCTGAAGTGCCGAAGCCGAGCGAGACGCTATCCCATGCCGCAGCCTCTTCCCTCTCCCAGCCCACCGATCCGCGCGTCCAAGAGCTGGAGGCCAAGGTCGAGCAGCTCACAGCCAAAGAGCGGGAGCAGTCTGCTCGCCTCTTCATCAACGGCCTCGTGCAGGACCAGAGGCTATTGCCCGGCCTTCGACCCGAGGCCGTGGCATACCTCAACCAGGCGATGCTGGACGACGAGTTGGCCCCCGCCACTTTAACCTTCAAGAAGGCGGACGGCAGGCAGGTGTCCCTCTCGCGAGCCGAGCTTGCGCGCACCGTGCTTTCGCTCATGCCTCAGCATGACCTCCTCCGGGACCACCCCATTGCGACCCTGCCCGAAGGTGCAATGGTGCTGAAGGCTACGGCCACGGAGCCTCTGGATGCATACCAGCAGGGCCTCGAGCAGGGCAAGAAGTTCGCCCAGGAGAATTACCCGGACAAGAAAGAAGAGAAGTAGAGCGTAAAGAGTAGAGCGTAGACAGACAGCAAGCAAAGCATAGCGGCGAATTAGCGCCCGTGGGGGCTAGACGCAACTCAACACAATAGGAGAAAACCATGCCAGGATTCGGAAGACAGACTTTAGGCAACACGGGCAATCCGCTGTTCGTGCTTGCATCTGACCCCTCGGAAGCGGATTGGAAGCTAGCAGGCGTCACAGTAGATTGGCCGGGCACAGTTACCGCTGTCTCCGGCGCTGCTGTCACGCTCATCGACGGCAACGTCATCCCCATAGGCGCAAAGTACCTGCGCTACGGCCAGGTACTCTGCCGCATCACCAACAGGCCGAGCCAGACCCTCACTGAGACCGGCATACCTACAGGCGGCACGTTCACCGTGACGGGCACACGCCCGGACAACGGGTTCACGGCCACAACCACCGCGATTGCGCAGGCCGCCACAGCAGCCGCCGTGCAGACCGCGCTCGAAGCGATCTACGGTGTAGGTAACGTGACTGTGACAGGCTCGGCGGGCGGGCCGTGGACGGTGGCCTTCCCCACCTTCGAGGTGACAGTGTCCACCATCGTGCTGGCTAACAATAGCCTCACAGGTGGCACTACACCGACGGTAGTCATCGCTGTTGTGGTAGGCGGTGCCAGCTACGGCAAGTACGGCCCGTACGACTCCGCGGCCACCGATGGCCGGCAGACGCTGACCCCCGGCGAGTGCTTCGTGCTGAATGAGACAGTTACCGAGCTGCCCCTGTTCGGCTTTGGCGCTCCCAACAGCGACAACCCCGCCGTGTTCGACGGCGGCAAGGCCTGGAAGCCCCGCCTGCTCATGACCACCGGCACTCACTCCCTGGCCAACGGGCCGACAGTGACCGAGTTCATCGCGGCGTTCGCCAGGATGCAGTACGTATCCTAGCTCTCAACTAGCGGCGGGCGCTGCGCTCTAAACGAATAAGCGGCGAGCGCAGCGCCCACAACCAGCACACAATACCGGGCAGCAACCGGAAGGAGATCACGATCATGGTAGCAGGCATGACAGTTTTAGAGAACACACGTATCAACGGTGTGTTTCAGGGCCTACTCGACCCCCGGACGCTGCCCCAGCGTCTCCTATTCTCGGAGCGCGTGAAAGAGTCGCCCGCCGAGGACGGCGATATTATGGCACGCTTCATCGGCTACATACAGATAGCCGACCTGGTGGCGGACGACCAGAAGGCCGCCGTCTATTCGTCCGGCAAGTTCCAGTTCGAGGAAACGAACATCCCGAACCTCAAAGTCGGCCAGGCGATGCTCCAGAGCCAGATCAACCAGTGGCTCGCTATCAAGCAGAACGGCGGCATCACCAACGACAAGCTGGGCCTGTTCCAGAACGCTGAGACCCGGCTGCTCGCCAACGTGCGCACGGGCGTCGCATACCGGAAAGAGGCCCTCATCGCCGGCATGATGATGGACTCAATGAACTATAACCGGCTGGGCATCAAGCTCACCGGCGCCACGTGGGGCATGCCCGCTGACCTCAAGGTGACAACTGCTGTTGCCTGGACCGATGCGACGAACGCCACCCCCATCAACGACATCCTGGGCGTGCAGCTCGTGGGTCGCATACGCTACGGCGTTGTGTACGACCGCGTGACGATGTCGACCGCGGCCTTCCGCCTGGCTATAAACACGCTAGAGTTCCAGGCTAAGGCACGCACCTTCCTGGCTCCCAACGTGAGCTTTGTGAACCTCGCGCTGGCCAACCTCGACCAGCAGAAGGCGCTCGCCTCGAACATCCTGGGCATGACCATCGAGTTCAACGATGCGCGCTACCAGACGCAGGATGCCGCCGGCAACTCCACGCTGCTCCCCTTCTGGGATCTCAACGCGGTGAGCCTGAGCGTTTCGGCCTTCGACGGCGACACCTCGATCTGGGACTTCGCCAACGGCGTTGTATCGGAGACCGTTGTAGCCGCCCTGATGGGAGAGCCCATAGCGGGCGGGCCTTCTCTCGGACCTATCGCTTACGCGACCGCGCCTGAGAACTGGAACCCCCCGAACATCACCTACTGGGGCGTGCAGCGTGGGTTCCCCCGCAAGCACCTCTTGCAGGCCAACGCCTGCTTGCGCGTAGGCTACGTCCCTGACACCATCGCACCCAGCGCGCCCTTCTAATTAGGTTAGGAGAGTGCCGGGCACCGGCGAATGAGCGCATAGCAAAGAGAGCCGTCTCTACGATGAACAGGCGGCTCTCTTTTTTCAGAATAGGAGCAAGAAAGCAATGGCAGTAAATCCGCACAAACTGACCCGCGGCCAGATGGAAGAGATCCTCGCTCGAGGAGAGGGCGTGATCCACAACGGCGTCGTTATCACCCGCCCAGAGTTCCTGCCCACCGCAGCCGATCTCGCCGACGGCGACCCGGAGGCCGAAGCGGCTGTGGCGAGTGACCTCCAGGCCAAGATCGACCAGTTGCAGGCCGACCTGGCCAGGCTGACCGCCGAGAAGGGCACAGGCAAGGGCACAGGCAAGGGCACAGGCAAGGGCACAGACAAGGGCAATAAGGGCGTGCCTCCTACGACGGGCGGTACAACGCCTCCCCTCACCCCACTCATAACGCCTCCCGCAACCGTAACCCTTGTGCCTCCGGTCGATCCTAACGACAAGAAGTAAGCCCCAAAGCAAAGCCTATGCCCCTATCCCCCGCACAATACCAGACGCTGCTTCTCGCCGAGGTCGGCGATGACGGCACGGTCGGCGCGATAATCCAGCTTCTATGGACCAAGCACGACGATAAGCCCGCGGTCCTGCAATACGTCTACGTCAAGATAGACGCTATCAAGGCTCTCATGGGGCGGCTGCGTGGTGCCTTCAACGTGGCGGAGGATGGGCAGCGGCTCGACCTGCACCAGAAGTTCGACAACCTGGTGGCGATGCTGCAAAGCACGCAGGAAGAGCTCGCGCTGGCCATAGCCTCGGCGCCGGGCAACGAGCCCGCGGTGGGGCAGATGGAGGCCAACTTCCCTCTCGAGACGCCGGATGGCTGGTTTGCCGACCCGAATGACACGTTCTACACGGGCGACCCGATAGCTCTCCAGCGGCGCCAGTTCAGGGGACGGCCATGAGCGGCTACGCCTCGACCGCCGATCTCGCGAGCATCAGGGCGGAGATGGACGGGGGCCTGCCGGACAGTGCGGTCATCAAGACGGTCACGCGCGTCAACACGGCCAATGGATACACGGAGACGCAGACCGTGCGAACGAGTGACGTGCCATGCCGCTACGCCACATTGACGGGCAGGGAGCTAATACGGGCGCAGCAACTGGCCGAGGATGCGGAGAGCACCGTTACATTTGGGGCCAACACGGACGTAAGGGGCACAGACGTGGTTGTCGTCACGAACCTCGAAACGGCAGAGAGTTTTGAGCTAGAGGTCTTGCACGTCATCAGGCGCTCACGGGAGTTCTCCCGGCAAGTGCTCACCAAGTTGTTGCTATCTTAGGCTGAGAAGAGGAATGGGAAGGTAGGGAACAGGAGCGTCGAAATAAATGTTAGAGGTCATCACAAAAGAAAATCACCTCACGGGCCTCTACGCCGGATTGCAGCGCGAGGTCAACGTGGGCCTCGAAGACCTGGGCGGGCTGATCTACGACCAGGCGTACGCCGCCACACACGTCGTCACGGGGGACATGCGACGCTCTCTGTTCATAGCAGTCAGCGCGGAGGGCGAGCTAATCGTGGGCTACGGGGTGGATTATGCAGTGGATGAAGAATTGGGCAATATGTATCGCCCAGGACATCCAGCGTTAACTCCCGCATTTGACCACTTTGCGACCGAGGCGCAAGTGGCGGAGGTCGTTGAGCACGCGATACAGCGCACAATAGCACAAGGGTTCTGATGGCTCTCGACTCTAACTATGCAGCGCGGTGGGCCTGGACTAAGCTCATAGGAGACGCAACCCTGGTAACGCTGCTGGGGGGCGCTAATGTCTTCAGGCGGGTGGCCCTCCGTGGGACGACGGGGGCAGTGGTAGTGGTGGAGGTGGTGAGCACATCGGAGAGAGAAGGCGCGATCAAGACCGGGCCGAACACTCACACGGCGACTGCTCTCGTGCTGCGAACGTCGATCTGGCACCAGAACAGTAACGACCTGGTGGAGCAGGTGGCGGCCAGGATAGACGTGCTGCTGGATGGCGCGGTATTGGAGAGCTATGACGGCGGGATGTTGTACAGCTGCATTAGAGGGCAGGACATACCCCGCGATATGCAGGAAGGGGATGTGAGCTATATCGGCTGGGACATCCTGTGGAACGTAGTTGCAAAGGCGGCCTAGCCGCAATCGCGTAGTAGGAGGCGTCACATGGCAAGCAAGAAGAAAGAAGAGCAGGTTGTGCAGGAGAAGCAGTACGTGGTGCTGTTCCCCTTCGTCGGCAACCTGACGCGGGGCGACGTAGTAAGCGAGAGCGCGCTGGGGTCGGACGCTTCGGCGATGGTCGCTGAAGGCTCGATCCGCAAGGCGACCGCAGCGGAGATCAAGGCGGGCTGGGTCAAGCACCCGGACGGTGCACCAACAGAAACAGAAACAGAGGCGAAAGAGGAAGCGGGAGCGGGGGACGAACCGGCACCGGCAAACATAGAGTAGAGGCCGAGAAATAGGCAGTCACTGAACTGAACTGAACTGAGACGCTGGTAGCGAAACAACGAAGAAGAAGAAGAAGAAGATAAACGGAGGGACAAACAAATGACGTTGCGATCCGACGACCTACAAGTCACACATTTAGCGGGCGAGACCACACACGGTACGCCGGTAACTGCCAACAAGCAGTTACCCAACACCAAAATCCTGATCATGCCCGCAGGCGCTCCTAACGAGGAGTACATGGCAGACGGCCACCTCATACCGAGTAGCAACACGAACAACCTCGAATGGTCGGATGGCAAGTGGGACGCCCCTCCAACCTTCGACGAGAGCTTCTTCATGCTCGACTCGATCTACGGAATAGCCACGCCCGTGCCTGGCCCGCTCACCATAGCCCAGACGCGCACCTATCCCATCGCGATCCAGACGCCCATCGTGTACCGCTCGTACTCGGTGGAGCGCGGTATCACGGGCGCTGTGAACAAGTACGCGAACGTGGTGTTCAACACGCACCACTTCGTGATCTCGAAGCGCGACAAGCCGATGATGGATGGGAATGTGTTCGGCCAGCTCGTCACGCCCGCCGTCGCATTCACGGCGCCGTCGCCCACCGTCCTGAAGTCCAGCCCGATCTCGAACATGCAGTTCGATCTCTATTCCGCGACCACGTACGCCCTCCTGTCGACCGCGCCGACGCTGATCAGCACTGCATTCAGGTTGGACTACACATACGGGCCTGCGTTCGGCGAGGCAGCGTTCATCGGCTCGGCCTCCCCCACCTGGGACTCGCTGGGCAGTATAGTGCCCGCCACGAAGGTGCTGTTGACGCTGCCGTTCGACGTAGCCGGTACGGACTTCGTGGGGCTGCTCAATCTGTCGGCAAAGCGCAACGGTACACCCGTGTACCTGCGGCTCAAGGCCACGGGCGTCACGCTGGAGACGGGCATCGTACAGACCTTCATCGTAGACCTGGTACTTCGTGCTCGGAACGTGCCCAACATGAACCAGATCGACAAGGCCAAGTTCGTGGGTTTGCAGTGGGAGTGCGGATTGTTCATCGACGAGGTCGCGCAGGCTGCCGGCCAGTTCCAGACGATCTGCGAGACCGCCTAAGCCTAACAAAGCCAGGGAGCGCCGGGGTAGGGGTAGGGAACAGGTTTATGTCTTTCCTCCACCCCGCCCCTGCTCCGGCTTCATGCCGAGTAAACATCAACTAATTCATTCCGAGTAAACATCAACTAATTCATTCACGGAGGAGAGACAAATGCCGATTTCCCTAAAAGACCTTACAAACCGAACGCGCACGGTGGACGTGTACCGCTCCCTGGGGGCCTCGAAAGACCTCTGGGGCAAGCTCAACGCGGAATACTTCCTCTCGCCCGACTGGAACCTGGAGAAGGACGCCGAGAAGCAGGCCGCGATCAACAGCCAGGACATCGACGCCATCGGCAAGGCGAACGCCGAGTTCATGGCGGCCATCCTCGCGAGTTGGGATCTGCTGGATGAGGACAACCAGCCGATAGAGTTGGACCCGGAAAGCATACGCACGCAGGTGCCGGCCAGCATCCTGACGGATGTCCTGACCGCGATAGGGAAGGATAGGGGGTCAGTAGCGCCCTCAAAAAAGAGGTAGCGGGGCTGCTCGCCGCGTTGTTGGGGGCGCATTACTTTGGCGAGCTACCCGAGTCAGAAATCGCCCAGCCCGACTGGTACATTCACATCAAAGTAGGGCCCGTACTTGGCCTGAGCGTAGTAGAGCTTTTGGCGTTGCCCGATCTCGATTATCAGTTCTGGGTCACACGGGCGCTTGCAACGCTTAGCGCAGAGGCGGAGGCGCAAGAGTTGATCCGGTTCGCTGAACAGAGGAACAGGTGACAGACCAGCGTGGGGCGTCCTTTACATAACCAAAAGGACGCCCTTCGTCAAGTAAACGAGGTGCAAACGTGTCCGTGACTGTGGCGAGTCTGCAGACGATCCTTACGGCCAACACGAGCCAGCATGACGCGGCCATAGCAGCGTCTGCCCAAAAGCTGGGGGTGCTGAGCACGGAAGGCGCGCGCTCAGGCACCGTCCTACAGCAGGCCGGGGAGAAGGGCGCGGCCTCGATGGGCGCTGTCCAGGCGGCCACGACAAAAGCCACTACGTCGGTTCAACAATTCGGTAATGAAGCAACGGTATCGAAAGAAAAGAGTGCGGGCCTATTCTCAGGGATAAGTGAGGGTGTTGGCAAGATCGGGATGATGGGCGTAGCGTTCGGCGGCGCAGCCATGATCGGCGGGGAACTTGTCAAGGTAATGATGGATGGGGTCAAGGCGGCGGCAGAGGAGCAATCCGCCACGGACCGACTGACCGTAACTGTCAATAATGTTGCTAAGGGATGGACCGGTGGCGTAGCAGCAATCGAGCCGTATATAGCGGAACAGGGCAAGTTGGCCTTCTCCCATATACAGGTTGAGAACAGCCTGGGCAGGCTTGTCTTGTCCACGCACAACGTCACTGAGGCCGAGAAGTTAAACGCGATAGCTATGGACCTGGCCAGGGGCAAGAACATCGACCTGGCCTTAGCCGTCAACCTTGTAGGCAAAGTACATGACGGCAACATCGCCATCCTCAAGCGGTACGGGATTGTAGTTAAAGAGGGATCAACTGCCACAGAGGCATTAGGCCAAATCCAGTCCACATTTGCAGGGCAGGCCGAGAAGTACGGCAACTCGACCGCGGGCGCGATGGACAAGCTGCACAATGCATTCGAGCAGGGTTTGGCAAAGGTCATGACGGCCTTATCGCCTTTGCTGAATGTCCTCATATCCCTGTTAGTGCCCCTGATTACGCTCATTGTAGACGTAGCCAGCGCCATTCTCACGGTGCTGAAGCCCGCATTTGACTTGATCATCTTCGTAGTGAACGCAGTAGGCGGCGCACTCGACTGGCTTGGTGGTCTGTTTGGCGGGTTCGGTACGAAGGTATCAGACTCTATGGGCATTGCCAACACGTCATCCTCCGACGCGCTCGGCACTATGCAGACGAACTTTTCCGATACGGGCGCGGTTATCCAGCAGACGGGCACGGACACGGGCGATGGGTATGGTGTGAACCTTGCCAACGGGATATACGACGAGCAGGGCGACATCACGGATCAGGTTAACGGTGTCCAGACCACAATGAATATAACGGGGCCGGCGGGCACCCTCGGCCATACAGTAGGTTCGGCGTGGGCCGGGGGGCCGGGGGGCGTAACTGGCGGCATCAGAGATAACGCGCTGAATGTGAGCGCGGCGGGTGCTCATGCAGTGAATGGGCTAAACCATGTGCAAGCGGCTATGGATATAGGGTACGAATGTGGGGTGGCCTTCGCATCAGCAATGGCGTCAGGGGCAGCGGGGCAAGCGAAAGGTGCTGCGCCCAACATACAGGCTGCTGCTGCTTATGTTGCGGGGTACGGTGGATCGGGAACGGGTAACTACGAGCAGAACCAGGCGCAGAATTCCCAAAGTTGGGTAGGAACGTCCGTGCCGTCAGGGATAGTAACCGGGTACATGTCCACTGAGGCGCAAGCAGCAGAATACGCAAGGCAACACCCCACATCCCCCGGGCCCTGGACTGGTGGGCCTGCCAGGGAAGGCATGTCCGATCCCTACGGGTCGCAGCGTGGTGTGACATACACGGATACTTTGGGCCAGGTTTGGGCAACCTCGCAGCAGAGAGACTCGAGCAACACTAGCATTGAGCAGTATGGTGGCCCTAAGGACCCCCTAGCTTGGTCGACTACCCACCCCACTAGCACGGCGGCGGCTAGTGGTGCGAAAGCCGGGGGCGGTGGGGCTAAGGGTGGTGGGGCTAAGGGTGGTGGTACAAGTGCCGCCAAGTCTGCACTTCAACTGGCTCAGGAAGCAGCCAATGCAGTCATAGATATTGTAAACAAGACGTCGGATGCCGTGACGAAGGGCATAGCGGCCATTGGTTTACTGGGTGACTTCAAACTGCCCGGTGGTTTCACGGCGGGCGTTGAGGCGTTTGGCACTGGGGTGCAGGCCGTCATGCAGAAGTTGGGCACGGTTGCTCAGAACTTCGGAGTTGACTTCCTCGCTCATACTACCCTCTTTACGGATACCGCTATCAAAGGCATGGACCTGGTATCGAAGGGCGTGGATGCGCTGGGTAAACTGAAGGACTTCGCGGCGCCGGCTGCCGGCAGCGTCGATGCGTTCATGAACGCCGTGCAGTACGTCACTAACAAGTTGGGCGATATAGCGGGTAAGTGGTCCATAGACGCGCTCGCACTCATGGGCTTCTTCGCGGACCAGACGGGCAAGGCGATGGACATGGTCGTGAAGGCTGTGGCCGCGATGGACAAGCTGCGCGACTTCAGGAAGCCTTCCGATAATGCGATGCAGTCCTTCGTGGACGCGCTCGATTACCTTACCGACCTGATGCGTAGGGTGATAGATAAGTGGAGCAAGAGCACGCTTGAGATGCTTGCCACGTTCGGCACGAGTGTGGGCACATTTGTAAACGGTATTGGTCAGGCTATTGTCATACTGGGTAATCTGGTCACGTTCAAGAGGCCCGCCGATGATGCCATAAACGCCTTCACGGACAGCCTTGAGTACCTTGTAGGCAACCTCAAAGAATGGGCGCTCACTGAATGGACGCCACTAATAGCGGATGCGGTAGGCAAGATTGGTGACGGGTTGGGCAAGTTCGTTACTGGGGTTGGAAGTGCTATCGCGGGGTTGAGTTCGCTTGTGGGTTTTAAGAGGCCTGCAGACGACGCGATCAACTCATTCAGGGATAGCCTGCTGTATTTGGTAGGTGCGTTCAAGAACACCGTGCTAACCGAGTGGACGCCCGCCCTTGCCCTCATATTGGGTGACGTGGGGGCGGGCATAGGCAAGTTCGCATCCGGCGTGCTCGGCTCAGTAGCGGGCATGACGGCCCTCATGAACTTCAAGGCGCCCGGGCAGGACGCCATAACCGCTTTCCACGATTCACTCATGGGCATCGTGGATGCTTTCAAGCAAGTCATTCTAACCGAGTGGACACCAGAGACCGCCAATATCGCGGGGCTGGTGGGCGAGGGCGTAGGCAAGCTAGTTACGGGCCTCCTGTCAGCGATAGACCCGCTGATCCACCTCGCCGTGTTCGTATCGCCACCGCAAGAGGTAGTAGACGCCTTCTTCAATACGCTGGTTACGTTCATAACCGAGTTCGGGGCGCGCGCTGCTGACTTCAAGGGGCAAGCGTCACCCATTATGGTGAGCTTGGCATCCGATATAGGGGCAATCGTGAGCGGGATCGGTGCTGCTATAGACCCGCTACTCAAGGTGGGGGATGCGGCAAAGGTTGATCCCGCTGCCATCGAAGGTGCGTTCTCCAACATCTATACCATGCTCACCCAGTTCGGGATAGTAATGAAGGGCATGCCTGCGGGTTTCGCGGCGGAGGCCGCCAAGTTCGGCTCGTCCGTGTCGGCTATCTTCTCGGCGGTGAAGTCGGGGTTTGACGTTGCCACATCCATAGGCGGCGACACCGGCGGCTCGATCGGGTCGGGGTTCGATACTGCGCTCACCTCGGCTCAGGGACTTGTAGGGTACATAAACGGGGATGCGACGAGCGGGATAGTCAACTTTGGTAAGGCTACTGATGGGCTGAAGACTGTAGTTGTGACCGCGTGGGATGCTATGACGCAAGCGGTGAAGGACTACATAGCCGAATTGGCTTTGTTGCCGGGCGCCCCGCCCCCAGGGGCACCACCACCACCCCCGCTCAACATACCCGGTTTTGCAACGGGTGGCGTAGTCACCAGTAAAACACTGGCATGGGTAGGAGAAACAGAGCCGGAAGCGATCATACCTCTATCGAGGATGCAACTGCCGCCAATGGGGTCGCGCTCCGGGGAGGGCACGGGTACGACTGTGATGCACAACCCCATATTCATTGGCGGCTTGCAAGCAGATGCGACGCCCGATGAGCACGCTCTGCTGGTGTCGCTGGGCCGTAGAGCGCGGCGCAAGAACGGCGGGATGAGCCTGGCGGGGGTGGGGTCATGAGCCGGCAAATATGGTTTGGCGACATCAACCAACCATCGCCCGCCTGGTACAACGTCAGTTGGTGGGTGCCCAAGCTGGTGCAGGGGAAAGAGACCGTCAGCGAGAAGGCGCACGCCTACGGGCAGTGGCAGCGCCTCGACATGGCGGAGGTGTGGAGCGAGCGCGACGGCTTACCCATCCCGATAGAGCCACGCCCAGGGATGGAGGTGCTTTACCTCGACGAAAACACCGGCAACCCACTGCTCAACAAATATTATTTCGGTGGTAGGATCAGCGCCGTGTTCCCCTCTCCCGTGCCGGAGAACAAGCACTCCAGGGTGGAGTGCGACGGCCCGGAGGAGGATTTCAACCTCATCATCCCGCACATGGCGTTCTATCAGGCGACTATAGGCAACGACTCGGCGCGAGTGACCGCACTGCTGGATGCTGCTGTGGCTCAGTTCGGCTTGAGTGGCACGTGGGACACCGTGTCGCAGGTGGGCGGGCCTTTCATCACGTACGAAGCCGGGTCGCATAACGACTACGACCTCAAGAGCCTAGGCTACATCCTGGCCGATCTGGCAGCCGATCCAGGGCAACCTTCAGACGTGGGGTACAAAGTGACCGCCAGGCGGTGGTTCGTAAGCTGCGAGTGGAACGACCCCTACAATCCGGGCGTGGGGGGCGCTGCGGCCATGCTCCGGGTGTTGCACTACTACTCCGGGCTGCTGGCTGCACAGGAGCCTATTCCCCTCACAGACAGGCCGGACGGCCACGCTTATTACGCCTACGACGGCTTTGGAAGGGCGGCGAGCGCGACCGCGATAGGCACGTCGGACACGGGGCAGGTGTGGGCCGCGCTGCTCGGCACGTGGGGCATAGACGGCAGTAATCGCGCGTACCTGGCGGCTCATGTGGGCGAGGATATAGCCGTGCTAACGGGCTACGTGGCCGATGGGGATGTGAGCGCCACGTTCGACACGATAGCGAACGGGCAGAGGCTGGCGTTCAGGATCAGCTCACTCCCGGCGACCGGGTACAAGTGGGAGGGGTTCGTCGTCGAGAACAACGGCGGCACGAATTACCTTGTGCGGAGGTACCAGGCCGGGAGCTACACCACTCTGGGCACCATCCTGATAACACCGGCAAACGGGCACAGAATCAAGGTGACGCTCGCGGGTAGCACTATTCAGGTTTACATAAACTCGGTGCTGAAGGGCACGTATACTGACAGCTTCAACCAGGCGGCCACGCTGCACGGGATAGGGACGAACGCAGCTGTGGGCGCGAAGTGGGACGACTTCGGGGTGTGGGCGGTAGGCGCGCGGTACTGGAAACTGAAGGTGGGCACGGATCGGTCGGCGATGATCAACATCGTGACGATAGCGGGGCCGGGGAGCGAACCGCAACCGGTGGGCTGGCAGAACGAGACGGGAGTGACGGGGGGGTCGGATGGCGACCTGACGAAGACGGCGACCACGAACGCCTGGGACGCGGGAGCCACGAGCAAGCAGGCGATCACAGAGGACGGCGGGTCGGTGACGGCCAGCGCAGAGCAGGTGTGGAAGGTGCAGGATGGCTACAACCGGCCCGATAACCTGGGCACGCTAGGGGTCGCGGAGTCGGGCCAGGCGTGGGCTGTCCTGGGCACGGGCGCGGTGTGGGGCGTGGCGAGCAACCAGGCGGGGCCACAGGGCGGCACGGGGCCGTCGTATGCGTTGATAGATTCGGGGGTGTCCACTGCAATTGTGCAGGCCACGTTCGCCATAATAGCGGGCGTGGGCACGAGGCTGGCGTTCAGGATAAGCGACGCGAACAACCTGTGGTACGTGGAGGCTCAGCTGACGGCCTACAAGATCTACAAGCGGGTGGCGGGCGTCGAGACGCTGATGGCGACTTATTCGGTCACGCCTGCCAACGGGGATGTGATCAAGGTGTCGCTAGAGGCGAATGTGATCAAGTTCTACAGGAACGCGGGCGGGCCGTTCGCTACTGTCACGGACGCATTCAACCAGGCGGCCACCAAGCACGGCATCGGCACGGCATCATCTCTCACTCCCCGGTTCGACGATTTCTCGGTGTGGCAGACCTATTTGGATATGGCGTTCGGCACCGGCACGGCGAACACGATCACACACTACAACCAGATTGCGTTCGGCTGGCTCATCAGCGCATCCCCACGTCAGGTACAATCGGTAGAGCTGGGCACGTTGGTGGGCAGCGCTTACTCCTACGCGGAGGGGGACAGGTTCAAGGTCGCCGTGAGGCCGGTGGTCGCGCACGATGGCACGGTCACGTACGAGGTGCGGTACTTCATCAACGACCAGCAGAAGTTCCTGTCGAGCGGCCACCCCTCTCCCTCGGCCAGCGTGCCGTTCTACGCGCAGGGGGCGGTCTACAACCAGGGGGCGACGCTTTCGAATGTGACCATCAAGCTGCTATCGTACACGATAGTGACCTCCGCCGCGAGCGTGGCGAAGTGGGGGCCGAAGCCTGATAAGGACATGGTGAAGCGGGACGACCTCGATACGCGGGTCAAGAGGCAGGCGCTGGGGGATGCGATAGTGGGCAGGCACGGTCAGCCACGCCAAACGGTGAGCCTCGATACATTGCAAGAGTATACGAACGGGCGGGTCGCGCTCATCAACTCCGATAAGCTGGGCTGGCAGAACGTGCGTTTGGTGATCGCTACCATGCAGCGCAAGCTGAAGGCGACGACGGTTTTGTACTCGCTCGAATTGGGGGAGGCGGACATCGAGTGGGGGGACGAGGAACCGCTAGGGCTGCTGCTCCAGCCTCAGCTAGAGGATCGGACAGCACCCGCGAAGCCGACGGGCCTGGCTGCGAGCGCGGGGAGCCGGGACGGTGCGAATACGGTCTCGGAGAACTTTTCGTGGGATCCGCCGAGGGATGACGCGCGCTGGATATACCTGCTCATTTCACTCGTCGGTGGGCCACCTGGGAACGTATACAGGCTGCCTGCACAGACCGGTCGGGGCAGCGTAGGAGGGCTTGAGCCCGCGACAGCGTACCTGGTGCGAGCGAAGATGGAGGACTGGAACCGCAACCAGTCCGACTACACATCTCCGGCGTTGCAGTTCACGACGCCGGCCATACCCTTACTGGGCCCCCCGACCTCTCTAACCGAGACCGGAAACGTATACGACTGGAGAAATAATTACGCCGTGGTCGGGTTTAGTTGGGTGGCTCCGTCTGACCCCAACTCATTGGGGATCACTGGATATAGATTAGTAAAAACGCAGGATGGGGTACAAAGCACTTATCATGTGGGTCTAGCCTTGTCCGCCAACCTCATTATGACACCTGGGGTGGCATACACCCTGAATGTCAACGCGATTGATGGCTATGGTATAGACGGGGCGGCGGCTACTATAACAGGCACAGCGGCGGCAAGACCTGCCACACCCGCAGAGCCAACGCTCGGCACGATTACTGACGGTATACACGGGCCGGGGAGCTACTGGATGCTGGTTCCCGTCGGCCATGCGGCCTTAGCCAATAATCAGGGTGGGTTTGTGGCAGTGCAACCGCCGATAGGGCCGATCAGAGCCATACCGATACCTCCCGGCTCGCCCTGGCCTACCGTCGTACCCATAGTAGTTGACAACGTGATGATGGGCCAAACCTACATGGTATCGGCGATGGTGATAGACCAATACGGTCAGGAGTCGCCATACTGCGCAACCGTCGCGCACCCTATGGGTAAGAAGCCCACCTACAACTTATCGCCTGGCGGCTTCGATAACAGCGACTCGGACGATAACCTGACGATAGCTGGCTGGACACCAATCTCGCCCGCCGTCATCGGCGACTTCTCTGTGGATGCTACGGTCCCGCCGTTCTCAGGGCTGTCGTCTCTCAAAGTGGTTGTGCCGCCTTCCGGCGTGAAAGAGATCGAGTCGCCTCAGTATTACTGCTCGCCCACCGAGGTTCTTGACGCGCTGGGCGCTGCCAAGATTGCTTCGGGCGGGGTCGGCAATATGTACATACAGCCGTACCAGCAGGACGGCACGACCGCTGTGGGTGCGCGCTTGCCTGTATTCACGGGCATAACGGCTACTACATTCCCTGACCGGGCGCTTGACGCGAAGATCACCATGCCCGCGCTGGCGATGCGCTTCTCCCTGATTTACTCGGCAACCGCCGGTGGGATTACAACTGGTACGGTGTGGTTCGCTTGGCCAGACTTTGTGCGGCAGATACAAACCAACCAGTACGCGGCTGCCAGTGTAGGCCCGGCTGCAATACAACTGGCGGCGATCAAGCCTGGAGCAATCGACAACGGCGGCGGCGTGCCAGAAAACGGCTCACTCGAAATACCCAACCTCGCGGGGACAATGCCTGCTGCTTGGGACTACAACAATTTAGGAGTATTGGTCTACGACACAACTAGCGGTTGGACAGAGGGTAAGTGTTTCGTCAAATTGGGGAGCACTGTAGCTACTCATAGATTTCAGGGGCCACTGGTTCCGTGGGCGTTAGGCAAGGGGGTGGGAATAGACCTGTCTTTCCGATACCTTCTTTCAACACTAACTGGTCTAACACCGACGTTCGGGGTGGCGTGCTACGACAGAAGTCGCGCATACATTTCAGACGTTGTAGCCGTGAAGCCTGGTGGCGGCTCTCTAGCGTGGGTGGCTGGTACTCAACTCCTACAGCGTGGGTTCATAGACGACGGCGCGTTCCCCGCAAATACCGCGTATACAGCACCATACTTCAAGCTAGTGGTAGCGTCTGGCGTAGGCACATTTCAAGTTGACGTAATACGCATGGACGAAGCTGGCGGTACTATATTTCCCCGCGTCATTCAAGGTTCTACTAACAGTGGAACAGGAGACACAGGCGGAAGTATAGACTTCTCTGCGGGCGTAGTAAACATTACACCAGCATCAGGCAGCAACATCGCACTCAACGGGCCGTCTGCTGTGAGTGGCGTTTTGTCAGTTGCGGGCGAAACCACACTCTCTAACGCGATCAGGGCCAGTGGTATCTCCACAATAACAGGCGCGTTCACCGCAGACGCCACCATATTCGAGTACCGATGCAACTCGGCCTCGGCCTTCACAGCGACTTTACCAGCAGCAGCGGGCTGCCCTGGGCGTGTCTATGAGTTCAAACAGCTAAATACAGGCAAAGTAACAATTGATGCAAACGCATCCGAGACTATAGATGGGTTGTTGACCTACCCGCTAGTAGAGAAGTACCAGTCCGTCATCATCATCAGCAACGGCGTGGGCTGGGACATCATCGGACAGAGTGGCCTCATTTTGGAGAGTGACGGCACGCGCTGGCTTGGGCCTGAAATCACGCTGCCCTGGTCGTACTACGTGGGCGCGGTGTTCGATAGCGCGGCTACACAGGAAGTGCAGTACGCAGCCCTACGAGCCGACTACCCGTTCTTCATTACCCGCATGAGTTTTATAGGTTATGTGAACGGTACCAATAATGCGCTGTCAAATTGGACGCTAGTCATAAGAACGCTGCCAGGATTTGTGAACGTCCAGACCACACCTCAGACAACGGCGGCATGGGCGGCTACTACATGGACAAGGTCGGAGGTAACAACCATCAACGCGCAGCCTGCCACAACCGACCTGGCATTAGAGTTTCAGGTAGTCAAGACAGGTACGCCAGGCAATCTACGATGCACTCCCGTAATATGGGGGCGTTTGGTGTATGCTTAAGACAAATGGAGGTTCACTTGAAAATAAGACTCTTACTGTTGCTGTTCTGGTGGGTGTTGGTGGCTCTGTTGGGGGCCGGTATAGCTCTGTTGGGGAGAGGTATAGCTCTGAGCAATCCAGTAGGGGCTGCAAACAGTCCTAGCACGTTCACAAACTACGTGCCTATATACGTGCCTACCAGCACCGAGGTATACGACGCTTCGGGCGCGCCCATCCTTGATCTGAGGTACGTCAAGCAGAGCAACCAGGTTGACTTTATGGCTTGCGCCAATCTCATAGGGGACGGGGTGTGGGCGTTGACGTACCCAGAGGCGGGCGATCCTGTGACATTCCATTACTCAACCTATACGTGGGCCTGCATCCATACGCTGACGGGCGTGGGGGGCGGCACAATAGGTTTTCCTCTGCAACTGTGGCTGCAACAGGAAGCAGGAGCAACGGCTCATGTGGCTACGCCCAACATCTTTGTGAGCACGTCCGGATTGTCAACTCCGGCCAACCAAAAACCTTAGCAGAGGTAGGAGTAGGAGTAGGCAAAATGGCAACGATCATAGAAGAGAGCACAACATGTGACGGCTACGATGTAGTGACAGACCTCAACAATTCGCATGGGGAGAGGCACATCTGGCACTTCCTCTCCCAGCCGGACGACACTCAGGCGGCTGTGGACGCGCTAGAGGTGGACTACATTGACAACCTTCTCAGCGCGTGGGTAGTGGAGGCCGAGAATGGCACAATCATCCAGTAAGCAGGCTCAGGCGGTTGGGGCGGGCACACGCCCCGCACGCCAGAGGCAACGCCGCACAATCAAGCTGAATACAGGACAGCGCACAGCCATGCTTGCAGCACTGGACAGGGTAGACGGCTGGCTTGCGCCGCTACAGGATGCGTGGCCTACCATGCCTGATGAGCAAAGGCGGGCGGTGCTGGACAACTCACCTCTGCTTGCCAGATTGTTGGGTATGACGGAGGTGTTCCGTGGCAACTAAAACATCAGTAGCTAACGGCCTCTGGAGTGCGCCAGGCACCTGGGACTTAGGGGTGCCTGTTGACACGGACTTGGTAATCATCGCGCACACCGTCACCTTTGACGTAAACCAATCAGCTTTTGTAACGGGTGTGGCTGTCACCATCTGGAAGGGCGGGACGCTCCAGGTCAGCACGACGCCAGGCGTATACCAACTCAAAGCGAGCGCGGACATACAGGGTAGCACGTCCGGTACGGGGGCTATGGCGCAACTGCTGGCCGGTACGCAAGCTGTGCCCATACCCTACGCCGCTAAAACGTTCTTCAATCTCAACTCAACGTTCCACGTTAATGTTACTAACCTCTGGGTGTCGGTGTGGAGCGCTGTGCCCGCAGTGCCCGTGCTGCATACGACTGTACTGGCAGGCGTGGGGGCGACTGTGCTTACGGTGGACGCGGACGTAACTACCGACCTGTGGGCTGTGGGCGACACTGTCCTCATCTGGAACTACCCATATTCGGGCGCGACTGAGACGCGGGTTATTTCCGCTATTTCCGCTACGCAGATCACACTCACGGCGGGCCTCACAACGGCTAAGGCTGTGGGGGCACGCATCCTCCTCCAGACTAGCAACGTGCGATTTTCGTCCGGCAACACGGTCAACGGGTATGTGTTCATAGGCACGAACACAAATACCGCACTCCGGCATGACATACAGGCCGAGGTGTCGGGCAACGCCTACGGCCTGAGCGCTTGCACGAACGCGAACGTGTACAACAACGCGGCCTGCGGCAACACCCAAGGCCTGGCCAGTTGCACTAACGCGAACGTGTACAACAACGCGGCCTGCGGCAACACCCAAGGCCTGGTCGGTTGCACTAACGCGAACGTGTACAACAACGCAGCCTCCGGCAACACCTACGGCCTGAACGCTTGCACTAACGCGAACGTGTACAACAACGCGGCCTGCGGCAACACGTACGGCCTGACCAGTTGCACGAACGCGAACGTGTACAACAACGCGGCCTGCGGCAACACGTACGGCCTGAACGGTTGCACGAACGCGAACGTGTACAACAACGCGGCCTCCGGCAACTCCCAGGGCCTGGCCAGTTGCACTAACGCGAACGTGTACAACAACGCGGCCTGCAGCAACACGTACGGCCTGAACGGTTGCACGAACGCGACGTTACATGGTACACAATCCGGCAATACAGTTGCTGATGTGTATTTGGGTTATGGTGGGAACGTATACGGCTACGGCGCGTCCCTCTCATCCACTACCCAGGTCGTCAACTACGCGCTGGGCGCGAACGGCACCCGTCAGCAGGGCGCGTGGCTGTTTGACATTGGCGGGGTAGCGGGTGCACTCAAGGCGTGGATGGGCGGCGGGCGCATCGTGTCGGACACGGTAACGCTGCCCCCTGGCACGACAATAACTACCACCTGGCAGTACATATTCGAGTCGGCGGTGAACAGCCCTGTGTGGGTGGACTTGCCTCTGTTGCTCAAGGCGGGCACAAACACGGTGAAGGTGTACGTGAAAAAGGACACCAACGGCATGACGGCCACACCAAAGGCGCAACTGCTTGCCGCGACGGACATAAACGGCGCGACGCCTCTCTCCGAAGTCGTCATGGTGGATGACACGAACTGGCAAACGCTGACGCTGACATACACATCAGCTACGGCACAGCAGGCGATTGTGAGGGTTGAGGGTAAGAACGCGACGGGCAGTCTGTGGACAGCAATAGCGGTACAGGGCGGTGGTGGCATCTCTCGCTCGCGCATTATAGGAGGCATATAGAAACGGATGGAACTACGCAAGCAATCATCTACTACGTTCCCGATGCTGTTCTTCCTGACTGACTCGGCGGATCACGTAACAGGGAAGAGCGGCCTCACACCAACAGTCACCCTCTCAAAGTCGGGCGCGGCCTTTGGCGCAGCGGCGGGGGCTGTGACTGAGGTGGGCAACGGCTGGTATGCGCTGGCCGGGAACGCCACGGACAGGGGCACGCTGGGGGAGCTGGCCTTGCACGCCTCGGCTGCGCTGGCCGATCCATTCGACGGGCGGTATGTGATCGTGCCCATCGACCCGTTTGATGGTGCGAGCGGGGGTATGACCGACATAGCTACAATTCTCACGCGCGTAAGCACGGGTGTAATCGTCACAAACTCGCCTGTGACTCTCAGTGGAGAAACGCAAATATGGGCGGGCTACGACATGCTGGCTGTCAACAACCAAGCGTTGGAATACACAAGCGACGGGTCATGGCCCGCCGACATCACTGGCGTAGTGACGCTCGTTACGAACGCTATGCTGGCTGATAACACGCCATATACGCTAGTGGGGTTGGTGGTTGTCGCGACTGGTGTGGGACAAAAGGTGCGGTTCGAGCCTTTGGCGGCAGGTACG